CCTTAACCAATTCAACTGGTTCAAAATTTTCTACTTTGAGAGTTAGTTTCTTTGGATCGAAACTATAATCTGCAGCGTAGAACTGTCCAGTGTTATGGTCAAGAAGTATCAAGCTATCCTCAAACATATTAATAAGTACCGCATTGGATGACTTATTAACGATTGAAGAAATTACCTTCTCTAGGTTTTTGTTTGAGAACAAATTCATGCTCTCAAAATCTCTTAGCTTAACTTCCATTATATACTCCTCCTAATTGTTTGACACAAAAATTACTTTAGATACTTGTTGATTTTTCGTCTGAAAAGTCTAACAGTTCCATTTGCCAGTTCGTCTATTCCTAAAGTAATTCTATCTTCTTTGTAATACTTTTTTGCTATATCTTCTTTTAACGAAAGATTGATACATTTTGCTTTTTCACCCTCAAGCTCCACCACTTTCAAAAAATCGCCCCTCGTTAAATTCTTGAAAAAACCGAGCATTTTACTGTCCTCTTTCATTAGCATAGATTTGTCCTTTCTGCTTAATGCTAAAGGCTTAGTAAATGTCGCATCTTCAAGTTGTATGTTCTTCTTTTCCTTCGGAGTTTCGCTATCTGGGTAGATAGACTTCAACGTTTCAAAGATCTGACCTTTTTCAATTTTAGGTAATTTTTCTTTTAACTCTTCCAGAAGAGATCTGAGGGTGTAAGCGGATCTTTTTTCATTATTCATTAACTAGTCTCATTTATCTTTCCAATATGGTAAAAAGGTTATTTAATCCCTCAAGAACTTACCTTTACCCCTATCTACTGTCACCTCTTCGAATATCATATTTTTCATAGCACTCTTTACAGATAATTTCTCTAATGGTTTCTTTCCCTTTACTTTAGATTCGTAAAGACGAACGGTTCCCTCTTCAAGAGCAAGGCCACCAAATTCGTTAGTAATTATTTGTCTAGTGACGTTCTTAGAGCGCATGTAAGGCTTCTTTCTTTCACCAGGCATAAATATCTCTCTTAGCTCTCTAGCAATATTTGTCTTTGATCCCTTAGAAGGTTTATCATAATCTTCAAGCATCTTAACCATCTTAAAGAAGTCCTTTGAATTCTCTGCCAAGAACTCTTTGCCAAATACATTAATAAGTGTTCCAGCAGTAAGAGGCATACCAGCCTCTGCACCCGCTTCTGGAGGAGCGCCCGCCTCTGCGCCCGCGCCCGCGACAAATGGAGCTTCTCCACCAGGAGCCGCACCCGCTTCAGGTGCTGGACCCGCTCCACCACCGCCGCCACCAGCTCCAGCTTCTGCGCCTTGAGGATTTTCTCCCTGCTCTAATTTCTTATAAAGCATAACGTCTGCAATTTCTTTTTCTGAGAAACGCATAATGTTCTTAAGCATCCATTCAGTGCTGAAAATATTGAGTTGTTGAATAGTTTGTAATAGTCCCATCTTCTGGTTTATTAAGTCAATTTCAGTAATTTCTTTAATGTTTGAAGGTGGTGTCATTTCAAGTTCGAAAGAAGAAAGGTCTGCTTTCTTTGCGCCCTGGAAGAATAACTCTAGAGCAGCAATTTTATTAAGCCCCTTTATTACCTGCGATTGTATTCTTTCAATGAAACGAGAGAACTTAATATCCAACTGGGCCAATGAACCTCTAGATCTATCAGCTTCATCACCCATATAGGCAGCTGGAATATTCATAGTGCGAAGTATCTTATCTCTAAAATACTTCATATCGTCAATAGCTTCAAGTCCCTGACCACCAGCCAAGGTTTCAATTTTAGTTCCCTGTGTTCCCTCACGAATAGGCACGAATATATCACTAGTTATAGAAAGTATATGCGCCTTCTTATTGATATTTCCACTCTCGTCAATAAATGAAGCGGCACGATATTGGTTCTTAACTCTTTCAAGGAATTGTCTAGCTTCTATTTTATTGAGATTTCCTACATCAATATAGAATACCCTACGCTCGGGCGCGCGCGAGATACGATAAACCAACATTACATCTTCAAGTAATGAAAGCTTTCTGTAAGTGCCTACACCAGCATCTAGCAAACTGCATCCATAAGGAAGTTTTTCTTTATCTTCTATTTTGAAGTGGACTATCTGCCAAGGTTGTAGCTTGTATATTATGTCCTCTTCCCTTTTAAGTGTGGATATTGCTGAAGTAAGCGTTTCCAGTTCAGACGAGTATCGCTTATAAACGAAGTGAGATAATCGTCCATTTTCTTCGACTCGCTCGACTTTTGTCGGCTCAAGATAACGCAAGTAAACAATTTTCTTAGGGTTTTTGTAATCATCGACTATTACCTCGTAAAAATTATCTCCCATTTTACAGGTTTCATAAACTACGGACCATAACTCGTTATTTATGTCTAGTCTTTCAAAAAACAAATCTTCAAGCAATTCTTTTACTTCTTCATCGTCTGAGTAGATTTTTAAAGAGTTGCCTTCATTGTTTTTCTGGGAACTATCATCTGATACAATTTCAATAGCACGATGGACGAATTCCATTTTATCCATTTCACGATAATAAGCATAACGAACTTTACGATCAGCAGTTTCAGCAGATTCCTTCTCAAACATAGAAAATTGATTATAAGAAAAATCAATATCTTTTTGTTGTGCTGGAGAAATTTCTGATTTTAGATCTGTTTTTAACGTATCAATTACGTTAATTTTTCTCTGTATATTTTCTGGTTGTCCAGGTCTTATTTCTATTTCTTTGCCATTCACGAGCACTTTATTTGCCTCCTGGTAGAAGGTCTTTTATGTTGTACTCTTCCACTAATTTCATATTTAATTTGTTCCATTTTATTTGATTATCTTTTCTTTCTAATGGACGAAGATTTCTTAAATCACAACATTTTTTAAATTCTTTTTCATTGTTTAAATCATACAAAGAAATTGGAATAATGTGATCTATAGTCCAAAATTTACCGCAATTGTTCCAACTCATTTTTTCATCAAATTGTTTTTCTAAACATAGTTTGAGATTTTCAAGAGAAAAATTCATGATGCTACTATTATATCCATTTTTTATCTTTATTCTAGCTCTCATTAATTTTTTTAATTTAAAATTTATGTCTTCTCTATATTGTTTTCTTTCACGTTCTCTTATTTTTTCTCTATTGTTTTTATTCCATTTTTTATTTTTTTCATTTTCGTATATTCTATGTTTTTCTTTATTCTTTAATAACCATTTTTTCATGTTTAGTTTACATCTATCACAAACTTTTGCTTCAACAGGACTAAAGTCAGACCTTTTATTTTTACAAGTGAAACAGATTTTTACTAACATTATAAGATACCTCTAGCTTTTGCCTTATTTTTATGCATAAGCAACATTTCAACTCTATCGTGAGCCTTATTTATAACATCATATTTTTTAGCAACATTTCTTCGTGCTACATTTCCAACCATTTTCTTGTGGCTTCTCTCAAGTTCACCGCCACGAGAAAGTCCAGCCAGATGCCTAGCTAAATTTTTTTCCTGTTTTTGAGTAGGATCAGCTTTGTCAGCCAACCTTCTCATTCTTTTTATTATTTTTGCGTTGTGCTTGTTACAATACACCATTGCTTTTTACCTGTTTTATCTTTTCCAAAAAATTTTGTGTCCTTTTCTATATTACAACTAACGCAAATTTTAACCATTTTATTCTCTATCAACGTCTGTCTTATGGAAATCTAAAATTTCTTTAAAGTAAGGATGCTTTTCATAATTTGCGGATTTTCCTTTTCTCATTTCGCCTTCAGTATATTTAGCAATTCTCATATGTTCTTTCACTAACTCGTAAATAAACTCTTTATTCTCAAAAGGAAATAAATGAAGATATTTGTCTAAATACTTCATTGATTCTTTATCGTGTCCATAATGATGAACGCCAGTTTCATTTTCTGATTCTGTATCAAGTTTTCCTAAGTCGTGAAATATTGCTGCTATGGCCCAGTCTTTTCCTCTACTTTTTATTTTATCAAACACTATTTTAAGATGGTTATAAACAGAACCTTCTGGGTGCCATTTAGGATTTTGTTTAGATCTTCTCAACTTCTCCACTATTTCTTTAGGAAGTTTGCTTATGTATTCTTCGAAGTTTAAAGTTTGTGCTTCTATCAATTCAGTTATTTTCATTTCTTATTCACTAGTTTATTATACATAGGTGTTGTTAAAATATATCTATCTAGCCAAGACCAATCGTGGGAAGCGTAATCCTTCTTCCTGTCTTCTTCCTTACTTCTCATTACATATTCTACATTATGCGCTTCTACCATAGTCCATTTTCCATTTACTTTTTTTGCAATGCCGTGGATAAAAATAGCCTCAGTTTGTTTTACTCCAAGTTTTTTATCTAAATCTTCGTGCATAATCCAAGGACTAAAAACATAAACTTTTTTATTTGCAGTTGCCGTAAATCTTATATACTTTTCTTTTTTGGACTTCTGATACTTCATCCAAGCGCCGCCTGGATCGTTTGCTCCACCACCTTCATGTGGCTCAACAATTTCTGCAACTTCATCCATTTCTGATTCAGTGGGATTGACATAAATTTCTTTATAGTCCCTTCCCATATGTTTTATTCCATCCAGAAATTCTTCGAAGAGTTTATCTATCTTTTTCCTATTAGCCATAAATATTCTTCCCTACCAATTCCATATTTTCCCTTGAAAAATAGATCTTCAGAATTTCCTTCTTTTTCATCAGATGAAACAAATTCAAACTTATTTTTCTGATCTTCTTCGTTTACAACTTTATCTTTACTCTCTGAGTACTCTATAAATTCACCTTTTTCGTTAATCATAAAGCTTTCACCAGAGTTACTAGCCTTATGTCTCAAATAGAGTGCAAGTGCAAACGCCATTATAGCATCATCGGTCGAACCAGAGTCGTGAACAGGTTTAGTTCCATCCCAAATCCACGTAGCCATTTCCATATAGACCCGTTTTGAGTACATTTTGAGTTCCGAAAAGAGTCCATCTACGGTAAACCAGTCAATGAATTCATTTGTCAACAATTTTCTAGTCTTTGTATCAGTAATCCATCCAGTCATTCGTGTAATATTATTTTTTGTCTTTGCTTGTTTAAATACATTTTGATATGGCTCTGTATCGTGATAATAAACTTCGTTAAATACAGCTTCACCAATACCATTACATTCTATTACTATGAACGCTTGATTATAATAATTGGCTACTGCTTTCACCATCACACCAAAATTTTTAGTAGCCATCATTCCTTTATATTCGCAAACTTGTTCATAAGTTTCTACATCTAAAACCTGGAACGAAGAAGTTTCTGCTCCTGTTCCAGAAGCAATATCTACTCCCATTATATAGCGATGTCCACGCAAAGGATTTCCCCATACCCAAACATTATCCATTCTAACGCTACCAATTCTTCCTTGTGTAATGGGGTCTTTAATTCTACCTTCAACTTTCTTCAATGTGTCTTCGTTGAATACAGCGTTTCCACCTACTATAAAGTTGTGTAATACTTCTTGTTTATAAAGAATTTCACCTAAGTCATCGTGTTGCTTTTTGAGCCAAGGATTTTCTCTCCAGTTATTTTCGCCAATTGGATCAAAAAATTTCTTTGCTTCTCTTTTTACTTCTGGATTATAATAATAATCTTTCTCAACGAAACGCTCTAGTATTTGACTATAGCCTTTTTTAGGTCCATCTATTTCTACAGCATCGGGCACTTCCCACCAGTCAACAGAAACTAATCTAGTATTATTTTCTGACTCCATTTTTGCTTGCTGGACCTGTTCATAATAATAAGCGCCAGGTCCAGATGTTTTATTTGGAGTTGAGAGAATAATGAATTGTCCATTTGTTCTAGAAAGTGTAGGTTGAGCGGCGGCAACAATTCCGCGAACCATTTTTTCTGATTTGTAGTGTGCTGCCTCATCAAGCACTAACAATGAAAGAGTATCAGAACGGCCAGCATTTTCTGATTGGCTCTCTGATATGATTTTGCTTCCATTTTCAAACTGAAGCACTTGTTCGTTGTCTTTAACTATTCTTGTTCTTAAGAAAGGTGGTAAATATTTTATAGTAGAATCCATTTTTGCTACAAAGGCTTGTGCCTTAAGTTGCTTCAATGAAACTACATCTATATCTTCAGCTTCCCTGAAGTTTAGTTTCCACAAACAATACATAGAAAATAGTGTTGATAGTCCGCACTGACGAACTTTTTCGCATACCATTTTTTGGAATTCTAATAAATCTCTTAAAATACTTCTTTGGAAATAATATAGATTAAATGGTATAATGCCTACATTTGGTAAACTTATCCAGGCATAACGATGGATGAAATAATAAGGAGACATTTTACATAAAAATCTCTCTATTCCAGTATCTATTAGTTCTGTTGTTCCATCACTATATTGTGTTTCAGTAAACACATCATTAGCAGTTTCTATTGCGTCATCAAAAGTAGTTTTTATTCTGTAAAATTTTATCTTTTTTTCAATTGACTCTACAAACTTTTTTTCTTCTTGGTTCATAATATTCCTTATATATTATATATGGATGATATAAATAAAAGATGGGAAGATGCTATAGCAAAAGCTAAAATATTATTGGTTCAATATAATGAGCTTGATAAGACGCACGAAAAATATACTTTTCGCTCTGTTATAGACGCTCTAGAAGCTTACCTTTACTTAGCAGATGTTTATAAAAGAGAAAGCATTGCCGTATTACATAGACTAGAAGCTATGACTTTAGATATAGAGGCGTGGAGAGATAGAATACCTATAGGACCAGGCAGAAGAAAAATGGGACACGATTTTATCTAGTCTTTTTTTCTTTTCTTATTGCGCTTAAATCTATTCCAGCTTTTTTACCTGGCATTGAGTTAAACATAATACCGATATTTGTCTTCATTTCATCGGCCTTAGTTCTTATCTTCAAAAGCTCTATCAAGTTTTTACTTGCTTCAATTTTAAGCTCTAGCGCGCGCGTGATAGCTTCTTTTGAAGCTTCAGTTCTGTCTTTATCTAAACCTAGATTGGTGAAGAAAAGTTCAAAAATTTTATCAGCTTTCTTTCTATCGTCTTGTGTCATTTTAACTAGACCTTCTGCGATAGAATTAATGTCTTCTACATCAAGCTCCAAATCTTTTCTTTTTTTAGCTAATTCTTTATCATCAATGACGACTGGCATTTTTTCTTTCTCATCCATTTCGTCTAACATTTCGTCTATTAAATCTTTACCCATTATTTCATACCTTCATTTATTTTTCTCAAAACATCTATATCACTTCCATCTTTAGGTCTAGCTCTATTACATTTTCTACATATATATCTTATATTAGATTTTATGTGAGAGCCACCAATGTTTATTGGAATAATATGGTCTAGATTATATTGGTTTGGTCCTAAAGTTTCTACTAAATTAACCCCACAAATTTTACAATATAATGTTGTTTTTTTAAGTTCTCTTAAAAATTTTTTATCAACATCTGTATTAGAATTTTCTATTATTTCTCTTCTTTTATGAGCATTATTAGTATATCTATCTATATGTTTTTTATAATCTTGTTTATTTTTTAATTTATATCTTTCTGGAAATTTTTCTCTCCAAGCATTTCTACTTAATTTAATTTTTTCTGGAAATCTTTTAGCATATTCTTTTTTATATTCTTGCCTTTGCTTATTATATACTTCTTTATGTTTTTCATTACATCTTCGACTAGCTTCTTTCACAGAATTTTTATTTTTATTTTTCCAAATTATAATGCATAACTTGCACCAATAATGCAAGCCATCTTTATTATATTTATTCTTATAGAAATCTGTCTCATTTTTTTCTTTTTTACACTTAGAACAAATTTTCATTTTAGCGAATACCTTCAAATATATCACTATTGTAGCGACTCAAATCATTTACAAATTCTCTTATTTGATTATTCTTCACGCCTAGAGATCTACCCCAAGCATAAAGGTCAGATTTGCCTACAAACTTCTTCGTTTTTCTAAGATAATCAAGTATAATACTTGCTATCTTAATATACCTTGTCCTCTTAGTTCCTATAAAATTTTCGTCTATAACACCAAATAAAGTATTTTCCAGCTCGTCAAAAAACAGATCATAATTCATCGTTTCTTTTGCCTCTAAATCTAACTCATCATCTATATTCTTGTGATTTCTATGTTTTTGTTTTCGGTCCGTATAGTTAAGCAAGCTTATTTTTGATATAATGCTGTAGTAGTTAAAAGCAGTGCCTTTACTAGGGTCGAATTTTAAGAAGTTTGAATAGCAAGCACTTAAAGCATGTTGCTTTAAGTCATCATAATCTTCAAAGATATAATAACGATAGACTATGATGATAGCATTAACTATTTTTTCTACTTGTTTGACGAGATCGTATTCTAACTTTTCGTCCTTAATAACTACTTTGCCATCACGAAATACTAGGCTATTTTTATAGTCAAGAAGAGTTTTTCTAAATTTCTCTTCGTCAAAGTATTTCCTAGTTGATTTAAGTAATTCTCCAGACTTTTCTACATTTTCTACTTTTTCCATTAAATACTTTAAGCGCCAAGAACAGAATTTCTGAAGAACACAAGTTGCTTATTAAATTCTTGTAGATTAAAAGTTCCTGGAAAAACTTTATTATCTTTCTTCATCACTAGAGATACAGTATGCGAACCAGCACTCTTTAGAACTTTAAATCCAATTGAATTATCCTTGTCTTTGCCATAATCGACATTGATAAGTATTTTGTCGTCTTTGTTTACAAGATCGCCAATTGACTCGCCGCCACCAGTTGCCACATTCATGACAATTTCTGTTATGGCTTCGTCAATAACTGACGCTCCCTTTATTTTAACATTTGTAATATAGTCCATCATATCTTCTAGACTTTGTATATTATCAACATCATCTTCTTTAACAACTAATTTTCCAGCACGCTTTGAAGTAAATGTCTCTTCGTAAATTGTCTCTTCATTTGCTCCAGGTGGAAGAGGAATTTGGTCAGCTGGAACTTCTTGTCCCTGCTCGGCTGGTTGCTCTGGTTGAGCTGGTTGCTGTGGTTGCGCTTGCTGTTGTTTAGCATTTTTCAACTCTTGCTCCATTTCTGGAGATTCAGTGATGGAGACATCAACCTTATAGAAGATAATTAAACTCTTTCTTTCTCTTTCATAGAGAACTTGGTCAATCAGATTCCGAACACTCATATTTTGCTCCACCATCTTTTTCCATCACATGTTCTGCAACATCAGTAAGCATGTTTATGAAAATGATGAATTTCTTAACATTAGCAAAAATAAACCCTGTATTCCCAGGATTCTTGGTTTCATATACTTCGACTTGGTCGTCATCAGAAAAAAACACTTCAAATTCTGTTCCGCGCACCGTAAATGCAAAAGTATTGCTATTTTTTTTCTCTAACATATTGCCCTTTCGTAAATAAAAAAACCCACTCTTCTACCTTTACTTTATATAAGGGGTAGAAAAGTGGGCTAATGAAAAAAAATAGAAAAACTTATTTTCTAGTCAAGCAAATCCTTAAAGTCATCCCATCCTTTAGCGGCACACAAAAGAAGCAAATAACCAATTTGATCTGCTACATCATTCTTCTTTAATTCATCTGCATTTTTTATACGCATCAACTTGTCATCAAGGCGTTCTAGAATTCCATCTATTGCCCTATTACCACTTTTATGTTTAGTGAAAATAACCAGTGATTCTAGAGCAGAATTTCCATAACGCTTATTTTTCTCTAATAGAAAATACTTTATTGCATCAACTACTTTTTGTAATACTTCTTGGTTTGCCATTTATCAATCCTCATTTTATTGGTTCAAAACCATCTCGGCAATATTCAATTGAATAAAAAGAAAAATCACATTCATATAAAAGACGACACATAGAACACAAAAGATATGAATTTTGCTGACCTTTACCTTTGTATTGTTTTATGTAAAGGGGAACAAATTTTATTACTCTTGTTAATATCTCAATTTTTGTCTTCATTTTGACATCAAGCAATCGCCATAAGTATTATACAAATCGAAACTACAACCACAACCCCATTTTGAATCACAATGAAAACAAGTAATTCTATTGAAGTGGACGCTTCCCACCATTTTTTGCTTGATTAAATACTTTGGAACATGAACTAGTATATCAATCTTTTCCAAAGAGGCTGGCAAGTAATTTTTCAATGTTTCCATAGGTCCCACTGCTAAACGCCAACTTTTCTTTATTTGCTTCAAACCATTCAAGAGCATTATGCTTGGACTTTTGTGCTTTGCCAGCGCCAATCCAATCACATACCATTTCTTTAATATAAACTTCAGGTATATCAAATATTTTTTGGTGTTGCTCACTCTTGTCATCCTTATCAAATGGAAGAACCCAATACTGCCAATGATGTTTATTCTTTCTTGTATGGTTTAACCATGCATATTCAAACTCTTCATTGCCAGTGTCATATGGTTTGTAATAACCTGTTTCGTCTCTTATGGATTTAATATCCCCATAAAACATTCTAGCATAGGGAAAAAATTCTTTTGGAGAAAGCTTGCTCAGATCGTGAACTAGCCCTCTCCAAATAATTCCCATTTTGGCACATTCTAAAAAGACATACCATTTATGAGCAAGAACATATTTCAAGCAGTTTAAATAATTTTTGCACTTCATCCAATTGTTATATCTCTTTTGATAAGACCATTGGCAAGAGTATTGAAAGGAAGAAGCATTGAACCTTCAAGTAAAGCATTCATGTTTTTAGCACCATCAGGATTGATGGAGTGAATAATAATCTTTGCCTTGCCCAAATCTTTGGTTGATAAAAACTTAGCAAACTTATGTCCAGTATTCGCATCTTCGGAACTCATATAGAACTCGCCATCTAGATCGTGGTCTAGTAGAAATAAACTAAATGGCTTGTTTTTCTCAAACATGACTTTTGCTTCTTCTACATTTTTTGTAACAAAAAGTTCAAAATCACGATTGGAGAAATACCACTTGAAGAACTTGATTCTGTCTGGATTATCTTCTAGTATAAAAATCTTTCTCATTTAATTCTTGCTATAAAGAACGGCGTCTACTATCGCCATTATTATCCTTCCATTTTTATCTATTTCTACAATATCTAAATTTGTTCTTCCAGTAAAAGCTGGCACCATAGTAAGAACGGTGTTTAGGCTGGAAGACTGATCGTCAAAACCTTTTTCGAGAAAGGTATTTTTCATCTTGCAATACATTGCAGTTAAAAAATAGGGGTCTTTCATAAACCTACTCAAAATTTTCTTTTTCATTTTTATCACCTTGGCTTTATAGCATATATTCGATATTGACCATTGATTAAAAGCCGTCTCAATGGATATTTTGCAATGTTTCTGGCATCGCTAAAAAACTCTGCCAAGAAACGAAACCTAAGTCCATAATCACAAAAATTTTCATTCATCCGTATAGCTCTTCCCAATGCTTAATTCTATGACAATTAGAACAAAAAATATCACATTTTTCTATTTCTTCCGCAATCTTTTTGATGCTAACATTGGAAGAACTCATTTCTCCTATACCATTATCTTTTTTAGTTCCATCTCTATGATGAAAATCTAAGCACTGGAATCTATCCTCCCCACAAATAACGCACTTAGATTTTTTTTTAATTTCAAGAACAAAGTCTCTATTTTTATTTCTTTTTTCTTTTTGTCTTTCTAAATACTTTTCTTTATTTCGTAAATAACTTTCATGTTGTTTTATTTTTTGTTTTTCTTTATTTCTAGGCATATAGAACTCCTTGTGTTCTATATGCCATATATGATTCGAACTAGGGGTAGAGGGAATCGAACCCCCAATCAACAGATTAGAAATCTGATGCCTTATCCGTTAGGCCATACCCCCAAATTGTTATTCCTTCATTTGAAGGATTAATGCCTCATAAACCATGCGTGGAGTTAGAACAAAAGCATCAATTCCTTCTGGATGATTTGGCCCTACGGTACAATCCCTTTTAAATGGACCATAATAAACAGTGGCATTTTTTCCCTGCTTATTTAGTTCATTAACCTTATCATAGATTTCTGTAAGGGTTCCAATAAAAGTAAATCGCTTTTCCATATTAACTTCCTTTTGGGGCAGATGGATTCGAACCACCGCGTGCAAGCTTCAGAGACTCGCGCCTTACCACTTGGCCATGCCCCATAGCATTGTCCCGGAACGGTTCGAACGTTCGACCTTGAGCTTCAAAGACTCCAACTCTACCAGCTGAGCTACGGGACACAATTATATCTTCACAAATATATTATAACGGATTTATTATTTTTCGTCAATCGCTTGCAAGATCTTTTGGTTTTCTTGCTGTAGCGTGACAGGAATCACACTCTGCCTGTGGAGTTAGCTTACCATGAGCAAATCTGGAGACAACTTTTACGATTCCACCACAACGACAAAGATTAGTCTTTGTCTTTACGTTATGGCCTACTTTTGCCTGACCCTTTGGGACGTTCATTTACAATCACTTCCTTCCTAACTGGTTTCTTTACTAAACGATACTTAATCAAAATATACATTAATCCAAGTGTCTCAATGATAGAAATAATACACAGCGCTATAAAAGCAACTGTAAAAATACCATCTAAATTTTGCATTACTTTTTACTAGGAAGACAGGCCACTACGATTAGGCCAATAATGCCCAAGAAAAATCCCCAGCAAAAACCACCACCTGGACTTCTTCCCTTCTCCTTACTAATATATCTAGTAATAAGACCAAGACCAACCCAAACCGCTAGCGAAATAACCCAAACCAATGGCTCCATTTTAAACTCCTATCTCTTTGGCTTTTCGTAAGCTTTTGAATTTACTTTTGGACGCCTTAGAACAGCTCCAACGCCAATTATAATAATTACCAATGCAATTGAAAAACCTATTAAACCATTCATTTTACTTACCTCTGAGGCCACCAGGGTTCGAACCTGGGCATGGAAGATTAAAAGTCTCCTGGCTTACCACTTGCCTATGACCCCAATTTCATGACGACCCGTAAAGAACGACACTTAGGACAAAAGTATTCTATCCATTTCAAGCCTTCGCTCTTTTTGATCATTTCACGATTGCACTTGTCATTAGGGCAATTCATAAGCTCCTCCTTTTTAAAAGAATTTTAACCTCTATGAGAATCTATATCTACCGTAAAGCGCATGTTAGGATCAGCACTCTCGCCAGTTAGAATAGCAATTACGTCAACGTCTCTAATGAGAACGTATTCCTTCTTGCCTTCCTTACGGCGAATCATTGCTCCATAAGCATTAACAGCAACCTTCATTCCAGACTTTAGGTCTCTATCTTTTACATAGGGACCAACAGAAACTATAGTTCCCTCAAACTGCTTTTCAGGCATAATCTTTGGGGGGATAATAATTCCATTAATCATCTTCTCTTCGTTTCCCTCTTGCTCTATCACCAAATAATTCTGTAACGGAATAATCATAAATGCTCCTTTTAAATTATATACGGGATGTAAGATTTGAACTTACGACTTTTACGGTGTAAACGTAACACTCTACCGCTGAGTTAATCCCGCATTAAACAACTATCGTATTCAAAAAATCTTCTAATGTCCAAGCATAACGATGTATGTATGTATAATGATTCTTGTATTCTGTTGGTTTCTGTTTTGTTTCGAGCCCTATTCTTAATTCTCCTGCTATTTTTTTACCGTAAGTAAAAAATCTTTTAGTAAATAGACCGTGTATAAGCAATACTTTGTTTGTCATAAAAATATTGGGAGTATCTGGATTTGATCCAGTTTTCATGGTTTATAAGACCAATGAGAACACCGTCCTCAACCTACTCCCTTGTTTGTTCTACCCCTAAATCTATAATTCTTATCAATTGCCGAATGACAATTTGGGCAAACAATTAAAAGATTTTCTCTTTTATTATTTTTATTGTCATCATCTATATGATGAATTTCTAACCAAATTTGTTTTCCCAACCATTCATTGTTCTTACAAACTTCACAAGAATTTTTAGCTTCTTCAAGTAAAACCTTTCTCCTAAATTTAGGACTTAGTTTCTCATATAATCCTAGTTCTAAATAACTTTCATTGTTTACCCTGTGTCTCTCTACAGTTTTTTCCGTAGATTTTTTTCTATCTTCTTCTGTGAAGACATGTCCTCCACGATAAACGTGAGTTCTTCCCTTTAAGGATTCTCTTATCTTATTTTTAGTCTCTTCTGTATGTTTAAAACCAATTTCTCTAGACATTAACCTTATATTACATTTTACAATATATATCAATTTCTGTCAATTTATTTTACGCCAGAGTAGCGGGGTTCGAACCCACAAGTCGTCGCGTTCGTAGCGCGAAATTTTATCCATTTAAACTATACTCTGATAAAGCTCTTCTTTATACCACTAGATATAAGACACGCTTTAAAAATAGAACTTCTTCCAGATTGAATAAGTGCTATTAAATAAAGCACTTTAATATTTACTAGTTTATCATACATTATCTTTAATAAAAAACCTTCCATTTTCGCAAAGAACTGTTATAATTTTTCCATCCAACAATCTCACTAGAAATTTTTTATACTTATACTCTTCGAAGATTTCAGAGCAAGTAAATGTTTTGCCAGAATCTGGTTCCTCAAATTCCGCAACTAATCCTTCGAAGGCATCGGGCGACCCAGCTATTTGCTTGGGTGCCCGCTTAAACGCCAATTTCAAATGATCTAAATTACTAAATCTAGTAAAACTCGGTTGCACAAAAAGTTTTAGAGTCATAAATTTTTCCTGAATTTTATTTTATCTTATCAAGTTCATTTGCTAGCAGTAGCAATAATTTCCCAGTTCTTGAAAGCATAATAATATTCAAGAATACTCTTTAAATCACCAGACTTATAGTTAGCTTCTGGAATTTCACCTTTACCATCTTCCCAATACTTAGCTATTATTTGATTTTCGTCATGGTTGAGAAGAGCAAAAATAACCCAGTCTTCACGGTTATTAAAAGTTCTCATTAAATCATCCATACGAGCAACAAGCAATCTTAAGCTTTCGGTTGGATTTTGTAAAGTTTCTCTTCCTTTATACGCCACTCTTAATGCCTGATTTTCTTTTACTATAGGTAAGTTAGCAATTTGCTGTCCCTCTACCGTAAAGAAACCAGAAATACCAGTTTGATAATTATCGCTAAAACTTGGATTATAATTTGTCTTAACTCTCATATACGCGAGAGGCAAGAAAAAGTTTACAGAATTAACTGTATAAATTGCGTCATGATAAGTATTGAAAGCTAGTAAAAGTTGTTCATCGCTCATTTTTTGGCTTAGTGGAGAAGCCACTGTATAATATTTTATAATTTCATAGAACCTACTTCTCAACTTCTCTTTTCTCTCATTGATTGAAAGTCGTTCCCAACTATTTGCTGTTTCAATCTGTGAGCGAGAATCAATTATCTCTCTCGTATTTTCTATATAATTTTTATAAAGTGCGTCTGCTGTTCTCTTATTAAAATAAACACCTAAACCCATAGCGGTAACAAACACTATTATTAATGCCACCATTATACCAACTAAACGTTGTGGTAATGTTTCTGGTTTAAGCTTACTTATAAAGTTATTCACTGCATTACCCTCTACTACATGTGTAATTTTTTTCTTCATACTTTTATCCTCTTAATCTATCTGTCGCAATCTGTATATATTTATCGTCTATATCAAAACCGATAAATTGTCTGTCTAAATCTTTTGCTACTTTAAGTGTAGTGCCACAACCAGCAAATGGATCTAGAACTACATCGCCTTTATAGCTAAACATTTTAATCAATCTTCTAGGTAATTCTTCTGGAAACATTGCTGGGTGTCCAAATTTTTTCATTTTTGTTTCTGGAGGAAAACTCCAAAGAGCAAGAGAGTTAGTTATAAACTCTTCTCTCGTTAAATCGCTCTCTCCTTTATGTATGAGTTTGCGACTGTTCTTATAGAAAACAAGTATGTATTCGAAAGGAGTAGGAAAAGAAGGACTTGATGGCGAAAGCCAACTACCCCAGCTAGTCCTATTGCTTACTTGAGATTTATTCCAAATTATTGTAGTGAAAGGTTTGTAACCAATGTCTATTAGAAACGAGGAAATGAAAACACTTGTTGGTATTGAACCATTTTGCTGATCGCCAATATTTATACAAACACGGCCATCATCGGTGAGCTTATCCCATAGAGCAGTAAAAATACTTCTCAGCCAAGCAATATATTCTAGAAAATCTTTATCATCTTTATATGTATTATAGATGATTTTCTTTTTCTTCGCAGTATTGCCTAAATTATAAGGTGGGGAAGTTACACACAAATGAATAGAACTGTTTGGAAGGGAAGAAATCCCTTCCAAACAGTCCATCTTGTAAATGGAGTTTGGCTCCATTACTTATCCTTGAAATATCTGAATGCTCTGTCCTGCATTTCTCTCAAGCCGTCTAGCACCGCCGCTAACTTTGGCAGTCCACTAGTTGCGACATTGCCAATATGCTCGGATTCACCGAAATACTTGTTCTCAATAGTGTAATCCAAGAACTTAGCAATCCAGTAGTCTACTCCACGCATTGCTCTGCCAGCCGCTCGCTTTATGGCTTCCTCTCTGTCCCATGTGTCAATGTTATGGCACAAGCTCCAGCCGATACGATCCCTACCCAAAGCTACTATAACGCCAAACGGTCTGCCTTTCTGCTTTCCGTCAGTTGGAGTGGTTGGATCTGTCTTTGGGGCGTTTCTCCGCAAGTAGTTAACAAGTATTGGATACTTCTTACCACTGATAGTCACTGCGGAGCAATTGTCCATTTCCACTTTAAAATTAGGCATATTGCCTCCTATAAAAATTTATAGGGGGTTTAGAACCCCCTATTAAAAACTAGAGATTTCCATTTGCGATCATCTGGATAAATCGTGGAGTCTCAGAGGAGAAACCAGCGATATCGTAGGACTTGTTATCCTTTGGATCGCTCAAAGAACTTCTATCGGAATAAGGAGTAAGAACAACGTAGATGATTTTCGCATCAGCGTTAATCGTGTCCCTATACTTCTTCATCAAGGTAACAGGTTGCTTGCCCTGCCAGTTCTGTCCATCAGTCCAAATCACAAGGTTATCAGCCTTGAGCTTGTTGTCGATGGCAAACTGAATTGCACTTTCAACGTCAGTTCCAGCAGGAGTCATTGGCATGAAGCCACGGCTCAAAGCTTCCTTGAAAGAGGTCGTCTTTCGAAGCTTTGGAAAATCGCTCGTTGTGGTCGTAAAGGCAGAAGTAAAGTAATACTTCTCTGCCTTGATCGTAGCAAGAGCCATGATCGTAGCGACCTCGGAAGGTGTCATCCACATCGTCTCCAAAGGAGCAGTCTGCATAGAGCCAGAAACGTCGATTGAATGATAGAATACCTTGTTGGTTGGCTCAAGAGCAGTGAAAGCCTCTTCAACCGCCTTCTCAAGAATATCCTCGACAACTGGATGAGCAACCCAAGTCAACTGAGAACGACCAAGAGTTCCACTAGCAGAGTAAATCTTGTAGGCAGAAACGATGTTGATAGGGTGAACCCTACCCTTCACCAATCTCTCTTTCGTGAACTTCTCTTCAAGAACCTTGAGGTTCTCAATGTTGGTGAAAATACCCTTGTTAGTCAAATTGGCCAAGTTACGCAAAGTAGCCGTAATAGGCATCTTGGTGAAAAGAGCTTCCCAAATACCCTTGGTTCGTGCTACGTTTGCTGGAATCATTTCCTGAGTCAAACCGAAATCAAGGATTGCCTTGATGACATCTGCCTCTTTCATATTTCCAGTCTTGAGAGACTCATAAATCCCGATGAGAGGAAGAGTCTCAATAGAAGCCTTCTTATCAGCCATCCAAGCAAACAGATTGCTTTCGGATGCATCCCGTGGAACTGGCTTGATCTTCCGAAGAACATCACGACCAGCCCAATTGTATCTGCTCTGATACTTGAGGAACTGATACTCAAGGCCCTTTACATCATGAGACGTAATCCACTTCTCGACTGCGGAATGAATAAGTCTACCAAAGCCACGAAGGCCCTTGGTATACTCAAGGAACTCATAAAGGTGAGAAGCGGTTCTCACAATCTTATTGAAGATCTGTGAGAAATAAACCTTTGCATCAATACCTCCCATAGAGAGATAAACAAGAGCAAGCAAAGGCGTGTGGTTATTGATTCCATGATCACTTGCGTAAACGATTTCGTCCGCAACGACCTTTGGATCTTTTGCAACCATGCAGGAAAGAATCTTGACGTTTTCAGTCGTCAACTCTTCCTTACCCTGATAGAAAAGGTTATTCTCAGAGCCAGTCAAGAGCCAGCGTCTAAGAGCCGTGAGGTCATCGGCCACGAAAGCCTTACCCCCAGCCATGTTCTCAGTCATTTCAGCCTCTCGGCCAGGAATAACCTGAGTAGCAAGAACATCCTTCTTCTTTGTGTGGAACGTGTAGCCAGACTTCATTTTCAGCTACCTCCTTGATAGAATTTGTGAGATAATTATACTAAATTTTTTGTTTTTTGTAAAGAGAAAACAGGGAACAAGTTTTTATCCAAAGGCTGCTTTTTCATAGTTAACCTTTAGAATTCAGTTCTCTTTATTTAAGCAAAAAAAGTGCGGGAACCAGGGCAACAAGAAAACGAATAATGATAAGCTTCATGATGATGGATGAATCTTATATCATTGCTGCTTTTTAAACCATGAAAAAGACTAGCGAAAACATATCCTTAAATGCATCATTGGCTTCTAATGAATTTGTTAACGTCTTCTAGTCAGTTCCCGCTAAAGTTTCAAAGAAAACGAACAAGAAATTGTCGATAGGCACTAACTTTACAAATGTTAACCTAAAGACGAGCAGTTCGTTAAGCGACCAACGGGAGTCGGACCCGTTTGTAAACCTTGGCAAGGTTTCATAATACCGTTATATCATGGTCGCAAAAAAAGGGCAAGACTTGTATTTGGCAAAACAACCACTATAGGGAAAGTGGGCGAAGGATTCGAGCCTTCTATAAATTTTGGTTAGAAAATTTAATTATCCAGGTAACCAAATATCTTCAGCCCTATTATTTTCAAAGAAAAAGAACAAGGTTTAATAAGAAGTATGCCCCCACTGGGCTTCCCCCACGAAGCGGGGGAAAGAAGATTCGAACTTTTGATAACTTCTCATTATCAGTTCTTTTTTAATTTCAAAATGGTGAACAAGTATTTAGAAAAGGATGTTTTAGTGCTCTATCCACTAAGCTACCAGCCCACGAAATGGGCTGAGTGAGAATCGAACTCACGACCACTCAATTGTATTTGATAACCCTTCTCAAGTCAACTCACCTTAATTATCAAAGAAAAGGAACAAGTATTTGAAAGACGATATTGCCCGAAGGCAGTTAATTTGCTGATAATTATGATAACGCCTCTCTGTCAGTTCCTTATAAAACTATCTTATCACTTCGATCGAATTCTGTCAAGTCTACAAAGACAAAAACCACATTGGGTCTACCGTCTTTTCTCCAAAGTGAATTTCGTAATGAAGATGACAACCAGTCACTTCTCCACTAGAGCCCATAAGACCTACCACATCACCTTGCTTTACGACTTGACCTGATTTTGCTTTTATCTCGCTAAGGTGAGCGTACCAAGTCTCAAATCCTAACTCATGCTTAACTATAACTACCATACCATAAGTAGGATTTTCATATTCTACATAGGCCACAGTTCCATTCGCCGTTGCCTGTATTTCATCACCGAGCTTACCAACTAAATCAATTCCAGGATGGAACCTTAACTTGTCTTTATCTGCTACGAATAATCCCTCCCTAAATCCATACGCAGAAGATAATTTAACGGTTCCACTAGTTTTTACAGGATAGATGAAAGGTGACTCTTTAAAGTACCTATTAAAAATAACTACTCTATCCTTCAGTCCATACAAAGAATCTAACAATTCTTTGTAAGAGTTGTATGCTTGCGTAGCATACTTAACGGTCATTTCGTCTGACCCATTAATTGCTGGTTCTAAGGAAGTTCCACCTACAGGCATATTGGTGAAGAACATCAAATCAGCAATTTGTTTTACTACTGTCCTATAGCTCTCTTGTGTTTTGTAAGTATCGAAAACAATCTTTTTCCACTTATCATTTTCTTCTTTTAATTGTGCATTCTCAACTTTTAATACTTCAATTTCGGCATTAACACTTGCTTGTGATACTGTTTTTCTAAACCCGAAAAAGAGGCCCAAGGCTATAATAGGAATCAACAAAAAAATAGCGAAATTCTTATTCAGCCTAAAGCCACGCTTAGGTTTCTTCTTCATTCACACTCCTTCCACTATTAAAGAGCTAAAGATATATAGTTAAATTTGGACCAGACGGGAATTGAACCCGTGTCTCCAGTGTATCCGCTTGGGATCTGGATCGACTTCAAGCACTGGCCCCATTGCTTGTTAAAAAATGCCGTTTTTTTGATACTACCTAGAATAGAGAGGAACGGCAAAACTCAGTTCTAGGAGCAGACCGCAGTTAAGCGGCGAAAGCTGTTTTGGCTTCTTGTATTATACTTTACCAGAAGCGTTAATTCGTGTCAAGTAAAACTATGCCTTAAGGGCTGGAAGTGCTGCTTTTTTACGCAAAGCATTAATTTTTTCATTATTTTTATCTGCGTAAGTCTTTAAAGCCACTTCTTCTTCGGAGGACATCTTTCTCTTTCTTACTCTATTCATAAGTTTTTTAGCCGCTACTACTCCACCAGTTATTAATAGAGCAGGAAGCATTACTTTAGCCCAAGGAGTTTTGCTGAACCAAGCTAGACCTTGCTGTGCTAGTCCCTTTGCCCAAGCAAAACCTTGCTTTAGGAAAGGAACTATAGGACCAAAGATTGCCCGACCCAATGACTTCAATTTTTCCCAAGCTCCAGTAATTATGTTGCCCATTTTAAATTGCCCAGCCATTGAAGATCTAGCTGCCATATTAGCTGGAGAATCTGCTTTAGTCCACCATAATCTATCTAGTCCTTTGGTGAACTTTACATCTGGATAAGGGAATTTTTCTACAAGAAGATTATTAATTTCTTTTTCTGCATAACCTTCAAAAAGAAGAGGTGATTTAAGCTCGGAAAATTCCTGTAGTGTTTCAATATCTTGGTTTACAAGAAATTCATAAAGTTCTTTTCCAGCTTCACCATATACTTCTGTATAACCTTCTACTACGGCCTTGTTTCCAAAAGCTTTTATTTCATTAGGGAGATTTTTTATAATATTGCTAAGTATATAATTCTCCCAGAACCAGTCGCCCTTATATCTAAAGGCTTCCTTTAGCAATTCTTCTCTGATTTCCATTACTTATCTCCCTTTTGTATAGCTAAACGCTTTTCTGTTGATTTAGATACAATCTTTTTTTCACCCTTAAGTTTCTTTTCCATATTTAACAAACCCTTTGGACTTGTATAATAATGGGGAAACTCGGATAGATGTGCCTTAGCTATTTGCTTGGCTACATTAGGATCACTTGTGTGTTCCATCTCTATTCGAATTCCAACTTTTAAATCTCTTGGGTCAAAATTTTCATCTGGCTCTTCGCCATGCTTTAATTTTATTTCTTCAAGTAGTTCACTGAATTTCATTTTACTTTGCCTCTAACTGCTTCTGCTTATCTGCTTCCAGAGATTTTTGTGCCTTAGCAGAATCTATCTTCTTATATTTATCGGCCTGAAGTTTAAGTGTCTGATCAGTCGGTTTTACCATCCCTCCACCAGCTACTCTTTTCTTAAGAGCCACCATGACTTTTTCGCCCTCATCCACTATGGTATGCATTATATCAATAGCCTTCCCTTTATCTTCTCCAGTTGTGGAAAACTTTTTAAGGGTAGCTATGAAATTTTTATCTTCGTCTGTAAGTGTGGCAAACTTCATATCTTTGACCATTTCAATAGCCATTTTACGAAGTCCAGCTATATCTGTTCCAGCATCAAGCATAGCTCTTTCTGCATCAATTTCTTTCTTCTGCTTGTCTATTGTCTTAAGGACATTTTCTTTCTTTGCTTCTGGGCTCATTCCCTTAACTACAATTTCTTCGCCCTTACGGGTCATTCCAGTTGTGCCAGTTTTATATTCCTCTGGTCTTGCACTTTTGACACCTTTGTCTGCTGCTACTTTTGTAACAGAACTTTTAAAGGTTTCAAAATTATTTGCATCAACAGCAGGGTTTTTCTTTAAAAAAGAATTGACTGTTTTGGCAACGCCAGAAGACGAAGGATTTCCACCATACTCAATATATTTAGCGGCTGCTTCATCTACATTTCCAGACTTGATTAGCTCTACAACTTTAGCTAGTTCTGTTGCTGCCATTTCAAATAGGCCCTTCTCTTCGCCACGAGATCTATATAGAATTTCTTCTCTTAAAGATATCATTTCATTTCTCCATTTTATTAGCTAGTCTGGGGTATACATTTTTCAATCCCAAATTTTTGACCGCTGTTATATTCTTTGCATCATCGTCGATAAAAACTATTCTATCATAATCTTTAGCTAATTTCTGTATTACATTAGCTTTCTTTTCAAAGTCAGTTTTGCCTTCGTATTTCTTTTTGTCATCATTTACAGCATGAACTAAATCTCTAACTAGCTTATCTCCTAGTAAATTTAAATCGCCAGAGGCATCTCTGTGCTTCAACCAATCTTTTATGGAATTATAAACTAAATCTTCCATTCCTCTTGCTGTAAGAATTCCTATTTTCCATCCTCGCTTAACATATTCATCAAAAATTTTTAGATTAGAAACTATTGGAAGTCCAGTTTGAATTGAATTATAAATTTTCTCTGGGTTTCTAAATTCTCTATAGTCATAATCCTTTTTAGTTTCAGGTGTTATTTTTTCTCTAGAGTATTCAGCAGGAGTTAATCCTACTTCTCCTTGAGGAGTTTTCTTATAGATTTTTATATTTTGAGGAACTACTAGAGTGTCATCTATGTCGAGGAGTAATAAACTTTGTCCTTTGTCTTCTAGTAAATCTAGAACTTCAGAAAATTTCATTAATTATTCCCGTGCAACTTTCCGTAATCTTTAAGTAGTTTCTTAAGATCCACTTTTTCCATCTTGGTTACATCGCCAGATCTATCATAAATGTTTCTAAATCTATCTCTAGCAACATTAGAAGTCTTTCTTATTTCATCTTTTATTTTATCTGTTCTTCGTCTAGAAGCAGCATCTTTCTCTTCTTCTGCGTCTTTTTTGCTTGCTTTTTTTTCTTTGCCCTTTTCATCTTCTAGGTTTTTTACAACTTCTTCTTCACTCTTATCTTTTGTAGCTCTAAACTTATCTTTGTATTGACTCCAAGCAAAATTCATTAAGGTTTTAATATCAATATATTTGTCCAGCCACATCCAATCTTCACTTGGCTTAACATAGGCAGAGTTAGCTATCTTTAAGAGCATCCATTTGAAACCAGTTTTTTGAGCCGTTCCAAATAAAGCCTTATCCTTATATTGAGAGATACTCTTACCAGTTCCCTCTAGAAAATCGGCATAGGGAACTCCGAATGGAAAAACAACTACCTTCTTTTCTGGAAATGCTACAAAGTGAACCTTGCCATCTTTTCCAGCTATTTCATCCATCTGTTCTTTTGTTGGATTTTCGTGCCAAACGAAATCTGGTTCAGCAGTAGTAGAATCAAATAAATTCTTAAATTTCATTTCTAAATTCCTTTCTTATATCTTTACCCAACGACACGGGCGAGTAAAGATAAGTTTGTATTAGGAGCAATTAATAATGCGAAAGTGTTCTAAGTGCAAGACAATGAAAGATGACTCAAATTTCTATAAAAATAAAGCTATGAAAGAAGGGCTTTCTCATTATTGTAAAGAGTGTGATAATGAGAGAGGAAAAAAATATATAAATAAAGAAGCTCAAAAAAAGAGATCAAAAAGATGGTATGAAAATAATAGAAGTCTAACAATAGAGAGAGCAATTAAGTGGGAAAAAGAAAATAAGGAGAAACATTACTTATTTACTAAAAATTATAAAAGAAAAAATCCAGAAATTTATACCTTAAACAAAAATAAAAGAAGAGCCAAGCAAAAAGAAACTGATATAACTATGGCTTATTTAAAACAATTAAAAGAAGAAACTGAAAATTGCCCTCTTTGTGGAGCAAAATTAAATAATATAAATTATCACCCAAATCAATATCACCTTGACCATATCATTCCTATAGGTATAAATGGTAAACATATGAAAAACAATGTTAGATATATTTGTGGAAAATGTAATTTGGCTAGGCCAAGAAATGGAAGTGATTTAGTGGAGGCCCAACTTGGACTACTTTGATAGCCACATAGAAGTTGAATACCTAAATAAACCCTTCTTCGTTCAACTCAAAAGAGTATGGAGAAAGGTTAAGTCCTTTGCTGATCCAGATAAGCCAAAGAAGCTCGGTTTTTTCTTACAGAGTGTTAGGGGCTTAGAGGGTTCGGCCCAAGTTAATGAGAAAATAGTCAAAGACATCTTTGGAAATTCCCAACAGATGACCCCAAATGATTTTATAAAAAAAGTATTCTCCTTTGAAGTTCCACAAGGCAAGAAAACTTATGTAAAGCACGAAACTGCTTATCAACAAACTCAAAGACTAGTAACTAGTAGAGATAGTGATACTGGTGCTACTAGAGATAGAGAGATTACACACCAAGCTCACGGATCGCAAGCTCCTAGAAAATTTGGTGTTAGTGGTGGTAAAAAACTACCCCCAGAACCATTAAATAAAACCATCCAAGTATCTATCTTTGGTGATGTTTATGAAGATATACTAAAGAAGTATAAAGACCATCCACAAGGCGATAATATCATTAGGGCTATAAATAGAAACCTAGACGGACATTTCACTAATGCCGCAGCTTTCGTTAGATGGACTCAAATGACGCCTTCATGGATACATATTGACGCATTCCAAACTGACTTCTTCAACAAAGTAAAAGCAATGAAATTTACCGCTGATAAAAAAGGTGACGAACTTTCAGCACAAGTGTCAGATGATTTTAGAAAATACGAAGATGAATTTTTTAAAGCAGCACTTTCGTATATTACCCGCTCGCACCCAGGCGTGAAGATGTATACTGCCAACACAGAGGACCTGGTAAAAGCAGTAGAGCGTGTAAGAGGAGATGTCAAGCTTAAGGAATACTATTATAAACTACCAAAAATGCTAGGCTTTAGAATGGTGAATCTTTCTGATATAGAAAAGAAATTTCATCTAGGCCCAGAAAAAGCAGCATTAGAAAAGCACTTCAAACCAGCTTTAAGTGGTATGTCTACAAAAGTTTCTGATACTGATATTAATAATGCCGTTGATACATTCAAGGAAAATTTAATCGTTCTTAAAAGAGAAAAAGAAAATAAAGAAATTACCAAAGAATTAATAGATGAACTAATGGCAAATACAGATATGCCAGACCAAGTTTCTTCAGCATTACACCAAATACTAGATGAACTTACTGATGTGGTAAATGGAAAAGTTAAGAAACCTAATGCTAGCGGAAAAGAAATAAAAGTAAGTATCATGTCCTATTTAAATAGTAAGAAAGCTCACATAAAAGAAATTATTTCTAAAGCCAGTGGACCTGGAACTAAAATTTGGTGGGCTGATAAAAGGATGCTCTTTGAAAATACCATTCGTCATAACAACAGGATTATTCTAGAAGACATTAGAAGAATGGCAGGATTATAATGGACTTAGTAGCAGGAGAAGGGCTCTTAATAGCCATTTTCAATAAACTTGGCGTTGCTGGTAGCATGATCACATTATTATCCATAATGTTTGGACCATACATTTTTCAATTAGTAAAATTTCTCGTAGGTAAGAAACTAGATTGGAAGAAGAAGTCAGAAGTAGAAAAATGCATAGAAGACTTAATAAAGGCGGTAGATTATAGAATTCTACAGATAGTAGATAACCAAGAAATCATAATGAATACTTTAAATGCTTCAGTGCATTTGGCACAAGCAATAGAATATAAACTAAAAAACATAATCTCAGAAACTGACAGCATTAACATGCTTAGATTGTTTTTTAATGGAAGCCTTTATTCAAACCTAATTGAAAAGAGTATGGCACTAGCTTTAAAAGTAGACCAATCAACTACTTGCAAAGATGGATTGAAACAAGTTTTAATTGATCAGTTTAGATTAGAAATGACTAATATTTGGAACGAATTTCTTACAACGCTAGATGATTTTGACACTCCCATAAAAATGGGTCTTTTTGTAAAAGAACATTATAGCGAATCTTTTTTTAAAGAGAATACTGGTTTATTAAATAAAATAATTACACTTATAGTAGATACTACAAAAGATCAATTATTAAGACGGGATCAAGTAAAAGCAATGTTTAACCAATTTGCCTCTGAGGTATTGGCTTCTTTGACAGAAAGTTTTAAAAAATACGAAACGATAAGAAAGTCGATGGAGTAAGGATATGAACGAGAAGGTAGCAGAAAAATCAATAGAGATTTATAAGTTCATACTTTCCAACTTCTATGGCATTATAGATGATGAATTCAGAAAACAAGTTAGTAAGAGCATGAAAAAATCTGAAGAAATCATAAATAGAAGAAAGCTAGAAGAAGCGAAAGTGATGTAACTTATGTATTATGATTATGAATGTCCTCTTTGTGAAACCATCGAAGAAAAAATGCATGGAATGAATGAAACTCCTCTGTTCTTTTGTTCCAAATGTCATAGCTTAATGAAAAAAGTTATTTCTGGAGGAGCTGGAATTCATTTTAGAGGAATAGGCTGGGCTTCTAATAATACCGCCACTAATCCCACTGCCAAGAAATACCATGTAAAAGAATTGGTTGGCCCAAAGTTCTTACAAAAGGCAATAAGAAAATGAAGTTAAGAGATTTCTTAACTAAAGCTCCACCTAAATGTGAAAGGTGTGGGATTTGCTGTAAGTCATGCACTTGCGAACAAGGTAAAGAAGACAAGAATGGCAAGTGTATCTACCTAAAAAAAAGAGGCGACCTACATTCCTGTGAACTCCACGAAAAAGGTTTGCTAGATACAGATAAAGTAGGATTAGGTAGAGGTTGTAATCTAAAGAAATATCCAGATATATATAATAAGTATAAAGAAAAATACGGAGGAAGATAAATGGACGCATTAGTAATAGTGGCAATTGTCGCTTTAGCTGGAGCAGCTGGTTGGGTTGTGTATGCTTTAATATCAGGCAAGAAAGGTATGTTGAACTTTGCTTTGGCTACTCTAGCAGGAGCTGGAATTTTTCTAGCTATTGCCGCAATGAGAAGTTTTGGAACTTTCAAAGCGAAAGCTCTAAAGGATATAGAGAAAGCTTTAGCAGATATAGCAAAAGCAAAAGCAGATGCTGCTGCTGTTGCAGAACACGATAAAATAAGAAAAGATGCTGCCCAAAAGGCAGAAGAACAGATAGCTGCTAACCAGAAACTTATCGACGCAATAAAGAAGGCACTAGCCAATAACTAGGAGTTAAATATGAAAAAGTTATTTTTGATAGTAGGATTTTTACTAGCTGGTTTATGTCTATTTGCTGCTACACCTACTTACGATGAGCTAAAAACTATGCTGTCTCAAACTACAGCAGCTTTGGTGACGACAACTGACCAACTAAAAGCCTCTAGCGATAAAATTTCCACTCTGGAAAAAGAAAATCTGGCACTAGAAGCGGAAAATAAAAAACTGGTCACTAATACAGAGGACTATGATAAGGTCATCAAGTTCTTCCAAGACCTAGATCCTTCCATAAAAGATTATTCTGGTATTAAGTTATATTTCTCTAATGTCATACTTCCTACACTAGAAGCCAATACACAAATGATTGCCCAGCTTAAAGAAGTAATAACTAAAGTAGATCAGATAGACATTAATTTATTACGGGATGATATTAACAAATTACTAGTTCCAGATATACTAATATTAAAGAAAGACCTAGAAGACCTAATTGCTAAATATACTCAAATGAAGTATTTTGCTCTTGGACTTGGTTTAAATTATGATTTCCTTAATAAGAAATTCGGTATTAATACTTTATTTACTTTAAGCATTCCTTATCTTCCTTTGAATGTTTATGCTGGAGCTTCTATTCCATTTAACGATCCTCCTAACCCTTCGTTAATGGTGGGAGTGCAAGTTAGGTTCTAAGTAAAGTTATTACTATGAATAACTTTAATCACCTACAAATGCTTATAAAGAAAGCAATTCTTTATAAGAGAAGACACTTAAAAGAAGACGGGGAAGTAGTAAAGAAAGAAAGAAAACTTCCCACTTCGAAAAATAAAAAAACAGAACTCAAAAAAATTTATAAAAAAATACTCACTGGAACTCCTTACGAAGAGAACATCCCTGTCTTTATGCAATTGATAGATGCTTCCCCTGATAGTTATATCAACTATGAGATGGGAATAAATCTAGAAAATGCTTTAGAGATGGTTGATGAACTTATTAAAGGAAGTGGTGATTTTACTACTGATGAACTTAAGAACATCGTTAATATTACTAGAGGAGTTGGTTTTCCTGCCATAGAGCATTATGCTGCTGGTGGTAAGGCAATGCCAAAAGAAACACAAGTGTTCGGCGCTCATCATATGGATCAAAATGTAAATGAATTAATGGGAAGTATAAAGCAAAGGAAAGATCCTTCTAGACAACTTCCAGCACCAGAGAAAAAAGAACTAGGCACTACAATGCCAGATACAATTCATAGAGAAGTATTGGTAAAGAAGTTTGACTCTAGATTAGCTAAAATAATTGGCTTTCCAAATGTAAAAAATACTGAATTCGGTAATATTGCTTCCAAGATGAAATCTAGTGGTATGAATACCAATAGAATGGCGTCTGCTATAGCAAAAATTATATTAGGTTCTACTAGTTATGAGGAAGCTAAAAAAGAAGCAGAGCAGAAATTACACCTAGATTTTTCTAAAGGTGATGATTTGTTTAGTAGTATGTGGAAAGAGAAAGCCAGACAAGAAGACAAAGTAAAGATAAAGCGTGAGGAGAAGTTTATGAAACTAAGAAATTTTTTGAAAGAAATGAGCTTGCCAACAGTAGATAATCAACAGCAAGCAACGAAGCAAATTGAAGCTGCTTATATGGCCGCTACCAAAGGCCCAATGGACCAAGATGTAATGGGTGGCCTACACGCCGCTGCTACTTGGCTTCAGCAACAGCCAAATGTGGGAACAGATCCTATTATGATAAATCTAGCTAAGAAGGCAAAGATAGCAAAGCAAAAGTTAGATGCTGATAGATCTAAATTCTCACCTAACCAAGCCAGAAATACGACTGTAAAGAATGTCGAAAGAACTTGGGGATAAATGGATCTATCTTTTGATTATATCAATATGACAGAAGATACTTTCAAAGTATCTTATGCCCCAAAAAAGATTTGGATTAATTTTTGGGGAAAGGGAAATTTTCTAAAAGAAGATTATGGTAAAATAATTAAACTCTTTGGTGATTTTCCTCATACTGAAATTATAATGATGAACCTGAATAAAAAAACTAGAGAAGTTTTAAGTAATTTATTCCAAGATTATTCACGCGTGAAGGTTTTAGCAAAATGAAATTTAAAGAATTAAGAGAAATGACTACCAGTGATGGAACTGGAACAGACAATTTTGTTTTTCACCGCTTTTTTAATTCAGTTATGAGAAGACCCAACCTTGATAATAACGATACATTTTATACAGACATTAACCTAGAAAAAAAGAGAAGTAAAAAATGGAGAAAGAAAAAAAATGCCAGATAAAGAAACAACCAATCCAGAAAATATATCTCCAATCCCAGCTCCAGTTACTCCCACTGTCGAGCCTACTACCACAACTACATCCACTACATCAGTCACGGCATCTGTCTCGGAGACTTCCACTGTTCCAGTTGTAGAAGAGGTAGAAGAAGATATAGACCAAGAAAATATAGAAGAACTTACCAAAGATAAGTCTTTTAAAAACTTACTTGCAGCAGTGCCTAAAAGAATATTGGAACTTATCATTAAAGTGGTAGGTGGTAAAGGTGCTGTTCTAGCAGTAGGAACTTACCTATTTATATATACCGAAAAAATTCCTTTATGGGCTTGGCTTCTATTGGTAGTAATATTTATCGGTGGTAGATACGCTGATAAGTTGATTGACAGATTGACACCTAAAGGAACATTTTAAGTGAGTGATGTTGGCGGACCTTTCAGTAGTTTAGTAACAGATAAACACCCCTCTTATAAAAAGGCATTAAGAAACTTTAAAAAAAATGCCCTTATTAAGATGTATTTTGCTAATGAGAAATCCACCAAAAATAAAGATGAACTGGTAAGAGAAGACGGATCATATAAATTAAACCCTTTCTTAAAAGATGCTTTCAATTGGTTAGAAGCTGGAGCTAAAGAAGGGTTTTCTCCAGATAAATTTCATAACTTAATTTACAATGCCTTTCATGCTCGTAGGGAAGATTTAGTTAAAGATGCATATAAAGATTGGCCTAATTTTGATTTTACTAAAGCTGAAAAAGTAATTAAAGATTTTTTTCCAGCTTCCCTAGGCAATGATGTCACTTATCGTTATAGAGTTGAGAAATTTAAAGAACTTATTCTTTCTTTATTGCCAAATAATATAAAACAAAGCAAAGAAGAATTAGATAAAATAAAATCCACTGCTTCTAAACTAGCAACCAAGAAACTCAAAATTACTGAAGCTTCAAACGATAATAGTCTTTCACAAGAATTTTCAACTTTTTTCAAAAACTTAAGAAAAAAATACGATTCTTTAAATGTAATAAGAAATCGTATAAAATCCTTTATAAAAAATTGGGATAATTTAGATATAGATAAAGCTAGAGTCATAGTACAAGAATATTATCAATTTCTAATAAAAAGATCTTCTCCTGCCCGAGAAGAAGCCTTGAAGACAGAGATGGAATTAGTTTTAGAAGTTTTTCCCTTGGGTATAAAAGAAACTCAAAGAAACATTAACCAGCTAAAAAATAATGCCTCTAAACTAGCAACCAAGAAACTCAAAATTACAGAAGCTTTACAAACAGTTAAGTTTCGTTATATGAGCGCTAGACACGACCCAGTCCCAGAAGTTAAAGTTCTAGACACAGAATATCCAGGTGCCGAAGGACAGAAAACCTACGGACAGAGACAGGACATTCTTGGTTGGAACCTTAATTACTTTGAAAACAAAAAAGAAGCTAAAAAAACTATAGATGAAATAGATGATTTTGCCAAAATTCTAGGTGCTGACAAGAAACAGAAATACGAAAGAATAAAAATGCTCTTCCCAGAGCAAGCTTCTTACTTAAGAAGATATATTAAGGACAATTGTAAGGGTGTTAAAATAAAGGAAGAAGGTCTATGGAGACCAGCTGACTGGGACGAGATAAAACACCTAAATACCCAATCCTTCTAACCAAAAGCGGAAACCATAGTAAAGATAATCTCAAATTGAGGTATTATTATGTTTAGAGTATGGTCCGCTGGCGATGACTTAAAAAATGAAACCTTTTCCTCTGCTGATACAGCTAGACCTGGATATTATCTAGGTATTGAAGGATTAGAAGTAAGAGATAATGTCAGTAAGGTAGATCTAGGCAGACCCTTAAGAAATATTTGGGAAAATACACAACACTTAAGCGATTTTGATGATAGAATGTTCTATCATGTCAAGGGTGATAGTTCTGGCGTATTTAATAGATCGTTAGTCAATGGATTTTCTATCGGTGATACTGATATAGTAACCGTAACGGTAAATCCTGGAACTGGTGATACTATTAGGTTCTATGCTCGTCTAGGACCTGGAATTGCTTATCATAATAAACATGTAGTTGTCAATAGACCTCAAACTCAAATAGCAGAAAGACAAATATCTAAAATACTTAAGCTTGATGACTGGAAAGATGAAGGAGTATCAATTAGATACTTCTTTAATACTGACATGTTTCAAGCGAAAATAACAAAGAGAAATACCAACGCCGTTCCAATAAGTTATTACTTTGTAGATCCTGCCTTCTATGGTGACAGCACAAAGTGGGGCGATAGTAGAGTTGGTTATTCTTCTTCATTAAAACTATTCGAAGCAATATACAATACCGCAATTTTCACTTCTAGCTGTAGGACTTCATTAGGCGATAGCATCGACTTAATACAATGCGAACCAGTAGTAAACTTTAAGAAATCACAAATAGTTTTTGCTGGTGACACAATTTTCTGGGTAGTTAAGGCAAATGGAAGCGTGGTAGGAACAACTACTTTCCCCGCTACTACAGACCTTTGCCTATGGGCCACAAAAGTAAATATTACGGCACAAGCAGGAACTACAGTAAATAAGGGTGACTCTAGAAAATTCATTCCTTTATACCACGATTTCGGTCAGCACCTATTCCTAAATGTTCCTAAAGAATGGGCAGATACAAATACTTTAAGTATGACTAGACCTTGGAGTGATACAAGAAATCACCCCTATACTTTTGTAACTAATAGAAATAGTTTCATTGTATTCTTAAGACAAACTGCTGGAGTTGGAACTAGTCCAATACTAGGATGGACAGAAGACAATGCCGTAGGAGTCACTCCAGCTAGATCTGGAGTTTTCTATGGAAACAAAGATTTAATCATAAGTAGATGGACTAACGCAGGAGATACTCTAGGTAGAGCTTGGGCTTCTGTAATGAGTATGTCTGGTGACTCTTGGACTTTCTATGGCGATAAAGGCTTAAGAAATGGTAGTTTTTTTCCAATGGCTTCTTCAGGGCAAAATCTTGGAAGACCTTCAAATACTTGGAGAGTTTGGGGAGACTCTGGAATATTTACTAGAAGTTTAAGTATAGGCGATACTGTTTTTGTAAATACTGTTAAATCTAATAAATTAATAGGTGATACTGTTTTTGTAAATACTGTTAAAGCATTAAAGTTTGTAGGTGATACTGTTTTTGTAAATACTGTTAAAGCATTAAAGTTTGTAGGTGATACTGTTTTTGTAAATACTGTTAAAGCATTAAAGTTTGTAGGTGATACTGTTTTTGTAAATACTGTTAAATCTAATAAATTAATAGGTGATACTGTTTTTGTAAATACTGTTAAATCTAATAAATTAATAGGTGATACTGCTTTTGTAAATACTGTTGCTGTTAAAAAACATTTAGCAGCAGACACTATCTTTAATTATGGAGGAGTTTATAGTACTTTTGCTGGACATAAATTAATAGGTGACACTGCTTTTGTAAATACTGTTAAAGCAAAGAAACTTATAAGCGATAGCATATTTACTGGAACATTAAAGACCGCCGGTTCTACAAATATAGGTACCACTTTAAATGTAACAGGTCATACTATTTTAAATACTTTGGGGACAACAGGTGCTGCCACTGTTGGAACTACTTTAGGAGTAACAGGAGCTACTATACTTAGCTCTACTTTAGCTGTAAATGGTGATGAACTCACTAGTACATCAGCTTCATTTAATTTATTGAATTCTCCTACTACTATAACTATTGGATCTACCACTGGAACTACAACTATAAGATCTAAAAGAACAGTTGTTGGAACTACTGATGGTGACTCCTTTATAGTAAGAGGTGGAATAGTAAGACTTGGTAGCGGTGACTCTAACGGAATATTCATGTTAAGCAGAAGAATATCTGCTGGTGATACTGGAAAGAGAATAACTACTGCTGGTGGTGATACAGGCATTCTATTTAGAGGTTCTATAAACGCTTATAAAGTTTATAACGCAGTATGGAATGACTACGCAGAAGCTTTCACCTTTGATCCAAAAGAAAAACATCTAGTAGCTGGATATGTTTATGCACAAGGTCCAGATGGAGCAGTAAGGGCTAGAAGAAGAGCAGATAAAGCAACACTAGGAGTTTTCTCTGATACTTACGCAATGCTACTTGGTTCTAGAGGTTGTATATCAGAAGATAAGAATGGAACTAAAATACCTATAGCTCTAGCTGGTAAGGTTCAAATTTATGTTAGAGGAAAATTAGGTATAGGCGATTTGTTAGTTACTGATAAAAATGGATTTGGTGTAAAGGCCAACTTCTTTGAGCGAATATTTAAATCAGATAGAATACTTGGTAAAGTTCTAGAAAATCATAATGGGAATAATCCTTCTAGAATATGGATGTTAGTGAGGTAAGCAATGGCTAAAGAAAATAGAATTTATTTAAATAGTTATAGAAAACCCTTTTATTTCGACAAAACTGGTGAAACAAAAAAATTGCCTAGTTGGGAAATACTGGAAGAATTTTTACAGAATATTGTTTTTAAAAAAGAAAGTTCTGGAGACACTGATTTTCTAACAATAAATCATTTTCTCATTGATTTTATTCCAACTAGTATGCTTACTTGGGGAATGAAATATGTTTCTTCTAGCCCAAAACAATATAAAATAAATTTTGCTTTTTCTATGTATAATCTAGATCAAGCAAGTTTAGCAAAAAGTTGGTTTGATTCCTTTAAGCCTTACTTAAAAGATAGAGCTTCATATTTAATTTCTGCTACTGATTTTACTACAACTATAAATAATTATCTAGAAAGAAAAAAAGTGACTGGTGATATGGCTATAGCAGATTTTGAAGATATTATTTATGTAGATAATGATGATTCTAAAACTTTATATGATAATGTAAAAGTTTTAATGGGAAAGTTTGATGAAATAATAATCATTTCAAACATTAAAACACTTGACTTAAACTTACTATATTCTAGTTCGGAAGATGATATAATCTCTTTCCCTACCAAGAAATTAAAACTCATAAATAAGTATGATTTGAAAATAATATAAGGCAAAATTATGGCATATACTTGGATAGGCTCAGTAGTTCGTGGTGCTAAAATAACAAATGAACTCGTATCAGAAATGAGAGTGCATGGGGATACTATTGCCACATGGAACTTAGCAAGAAATCCATCTCCTGCTGCTTGTACCTCATATAATAAATGGGTATATCCATTAGCTTCTGGAGCAGATTCATATATAGCTACATTCAGCCAAATATTTGATGAGCTTCAATATAACTTAAATCATTGGAGAGTAAATAACTGGTGCAGAGGATATGCTGTAACAGCTCATGTAACTCAACATAGTAGTAAGCAACTATCTTATAACGCTACACAATATTCTCCAGCTTGCAGTCAATGTGTAGCACAAGGATCAGGTTAATATGGCCAAATTTACTTCAAGTCAGGGAAATTTTGCTTGGACCACAAGTGGTGCTCCTCCAACTGGAGTTGATAGATCTAGAACAGAATTTAGTGCCTATATAACTGAAGTCAAGGCCAATTTTGACTGGTTACAAGATAATTTAGAAAGTTGTTGGGCTGAAAAAGTTACTAGATGTGCTACTAGATATGATACTGTATTAACTACTGCTTATGGAGAAAGACATACAACTGCTAATGATACACAATATGATGTTCAGCATACTACCAAGTATAGTTCTAATAATAGCACTTATTGCAGTCTTCAAAATGCTTCAATAAACTGGTCAATAAATAGCACAAATCACTCTGCAATTAATGGAACTGATCGAAATGTAGATAATGTCGTTGTAGATTCTTCAGTCTATTTGACCAACAATGCTCCGCAAAATGGTTCCGTCTACTCCCCTTATAATGCCTCACGTTGTACATCTTATAATTCCACAATTCATTCTTCTGTAAGATCTACGCAATACGGTAGCAATTGTTCTACTGTACAAACATCAGATCATACTGGAAGAAATGGCTCTAACTATACAGGAAATAATGCCACAAATCACAATAGTGTAAATGCTAATTTAGATTGTCAAGTCGGTTAAAAGGAATGTTATGCATCAATTTATCTCAACAGAAGTGCCGCAAGCGTCGGTTTGTAATTTAGATTGCGTTTATTGTTATATACCCAAAAATAAACAACTAACAAAAATACATAAAAAATGGGCAGAAAAAATTAGAGATGGCACTCACAATGAAGTAATGTCAGAATATTTTAATGGCAACTTACAGGCAATTAGTTTCTGGGGTGGCGAACCAACCCTAGGCATGAACGATTTACAAAGAATAGATGACTTACTTGATTTCAACAAAAATTTAACTAACCTTTCTACTTCTACAAATTTTGCTAGAATAGAAAATTTAGAATTTTTAATAAAAAAATTAGATGATTACCAAAAAAGAACTGGGAGAAATCTTCATTTGGGTATACAGGTTTCTTTAGATGGAACCAAAGAAAACACTGAAAAAAATAGGGGAAAAGGAACTTACGATAAAGTAGTAAGTAATTTGCTAAGACTAAAAGAATTCTCTAAAGAGATAAATTTTTTGAAAGTTAGAATTCACATAAAGGCTACCAATACAGCAGAAGATTACGAAGGGTTTGCCAAAAATCCTCAAACTTTAAAAGATTTCCTAGATTCATTTAACTATATAAATAACCTAATTTTATCCACACCTTTTCCAGAAAACTGGGATGTGTCTTTAAAAACTCTACCTACTTTATCGTTGCCAGGAGATTATACTAAAGAAGATGGAGAAAATTTTTATAAGTATCATGTAGAGCTTAAAAAATTATTAGATACTGACTATAAGAATTATGTCCAAGAAGATGACTATATATTTAGATTCAGAACACTGTGGGCAACTCAATATGAATTGAATAGAAATAATTTCATATTTCAATGCTCGGCAGGAAATTGCCAATTACCCATAGATCCAGAAGCAATGGTTCATATGTGTCATGGAAGTTTCTGGTTCAACCAAGAAAATTATTTAGAAGAAACAGAAAATTCGGCAGCTGGATGGTGTGAGGGTGAAAGAATAGTAGATTTTGATGCCGATAAATTCTGGAATGTAACTAAATCCACTATGGTAGAATATAGAGATAAGTATAATTTTGCTAGATCCAAATATACACTACGATGTTTTAATGACATGATAGATCATTATTTAGCAATTACTTACTCAACCATTTTAATGCTAGCCAAAGCGGGACAGATTAGTGAAATTTACAAAGATGATGATTGGGCTAAAATGTTTGCTTATTTTTTGGTATTAAAATCTGGTTGCTGGATGAATGGTTTATTAACAACTGGATCAATTTTTGTAATGCCTTTAAGCATATATAGAATATATGGAAATGGGACTTTTGAATTTATAGTTAGAGATTTTGCAAGTAAAATACTATGAACATAAAAGAAAAATTAATTGAAGACTGTAAAAATCTTATTATATTAAATAAACATCTAATGAATTTAATAGAGAATGAGTTAAGATTTAAGCCAGAGGTCGTTGATGCTCTTATAGAATTTTCAGATATTAGCAAAGAAGAAATGCCAAAACATACACTTCATAGCTTCTGGAAAGAAAGAATTACAAAACAAAAGATATGAAAAAAGAATATATAGATCAAAATAGAGAGTTATTTAAAAACTTTCTAGAGGCAACTTTTTTTAAAAATTGGAGAGAGTCAAGTAGAGATAAAATTGCAATAGAAAATTATCAATCTGTAGAAATGTCTATAGGTTATAAATGCGATCTTCACTGCAAGTATTGTTATTATAGCAGATATGGTAAAGAACTCTATCAAAACAAACCAGTCAAGGCAAACGACATATTAAAAAATACTGAAAAGTTAATGAACTTTTTCGTTAAAAATAATATGTGTGTAAAAATAGAACTTTTTTCTGGAGATCCTTTTAATCTTCCTTATGTTTGGGATTATTTTGATATTATTCTAAAGTATTCAGAGATGATGCCAATTGAAAAAAGGCCAGGGTATCTTTCTATACCTACAAATCTTTCTTTTTTACGATCAGAAGATGATACAAAATTAAATAAGATAAAAGATTATATATTAAAATTTGAGAAAATAGATGTTCCGTTTTATTTATCTGGTTCTGTTGATGGTCCTTTCATGGATAAGTTTAATAGACCTTCGATAAAACAATTTAATTATGAAAAAAATTTTTATGATAAAGTATTAAAGTATGGGAAAGAGATTCGTTATGGTTATCATCCAATGATATACTCTAACAATATAGAAAACTGGATAGAAAACTTTCTCTGGTTTTATTATTTAACAGAAAACCTATATTTACTAGAAGTAAGAAATGCTGAATGGACCGAAGAACAATGTGTTCAAATTTATTATTTAATGAAGTTTATAATTCATTTTCTCTATAATGCAAAAGATAAAGATATTAAAAAAATGAACGAAATTTTGCAAGCAAATAAAGGATACAATATTTTGATGAGTCCTTTTATGAGAACTGGGAGAGGTTTGGGTTGCTCAATGCAAAGTACTTTAAATTTTCAAATGAATGACCTAACTATTGTTCCTTGCCATAGAACTTCTTATAATGAATTCGTCGCTGGTAGCATGATCCTAAATGATGATGGATCTTATGATTTTAATCCAAAAAATGTGGAATATTATTTAGCAGAACAATCAACTCAAATAAATAGGACTTATCCATGTGTTTCTTGCTCTGTCAATGAAATGTGTAGTGGTGGATGTTTGGGTTCAAATTATGAATCAACGGGAGATCCTTTCGTTCATCATCCAAATATGTGCAGAATGGAACATTATAAAATAGCGGGAATAATACATGGGTTTGATGAAATTGGTTTATTGGACGAATTTATGCGTGGCCAGACTGAAAGAAAAAAATCACAAGTTCAATATGTTTTAAAGACTTTTGGAGAAAAAAATGGATAAAGATTTCAATTTAGTAGAAATAGAATTAAGAAAAGATTTTATTATAGTAGAACCTGATTTAGCATTTTTTACAAATGATAATAGTTTTCCAATGTTCTTAAAAGATTTCATGGAAAAATTATTTAACAACATTAAGGAAGCTATGGCCGATAAGGAAGTTTCCGAATTTAAAGATGTTAAAAATTGTTTGAAAAGATTTTTTCAATCAATTATTGATGCCAGTAGTTTTAAATTGTTGGACTATAGAAGCATTTCCTTCTTAACCAATTTTTTACTTTTAATAAACAATTGGTTGTTAATGATAGAACAGGGAAATCTTTTGCCATTTTTTGATTTATCTAAAGAAGAAGTTGATAGTCTCAAAAAAACTAGCGAAGATTTAACGGAAATAATTACTTTAAATTTGGATGTAGAAAATTTACACAATTTAACAAATAGATTAATGAAAAAAGCAGAACAAATTCTAGCATCAGTTCCATCTAACTTCAAAATAAGCGAACATTTTTTCAACGTCTTAAAGAAAGAAATAACTAAATGACATTTATAAATAAAGAAAAGTTGCCAACAACAAATTTTTTATATTCCCTTAAGCATTTAGCAATTCCTAATAAAGTCATTTTGACTAAATTGGAAATTAAAGATGTTGAATCATTAGAGACGCTAATATTTTTTAATCCTAATTACGATGATTTAAAATTAACTGAAGATCTAAACAAAAAAATAATATTGTTTTTTTCTTATATTGATGAAGAACTACTTCCACTTCTAGGACATCAGAACATATTAAAGATAATAGTTTTTGATGATTTGGATGCTTTATTTCTTACAAAAAATCATATAAGAAATTTTGAATTGGCCTTTCCTTCTATAGATAAAATAGATACTACAGATGTGTATAACTATTTTTCTATCTTTAATGATATACAAGATGTTGATGTAAGAAAAATAATTGAAGCCAAAGCATTATGTAATGTAAGTTATTTTGGTTATAAACATATAAACAAGACACTAGACTTCAATAAGTTAAAAGACATAATGTATGCAGGAATTAAGATAGTTCCTTTTGCAATATTTGACATGCACGAAAAAATAGCTAGATTTCAATATACAATAGATTTTTCAAACAAGCATTTCCCAATAGTTTCATTTTACTCTGCTCTTTGCAACAAAATTCCAATCCATTATGGTAATAGATACTTTAAATGGATGGCTTCTGAAACTCAAAATCCATCTGCAGAAACTCTTGGCAAGATATTAGCAGATGAGAATTTTAGAAAAAACATCATAGAAAAACAACAAGCAAGAATGTCAGATGTTTTTAATAATAGACGAAAAGTGGAAGAAATTTTAAATGAAATTAAACCAATGTAACGGACCAGTAAATAAATACTACGAACAATTATTAAATAATGGAATCATTAAAGAAAGCGATAATGTTTTAGTAGATCCGCGTAACGAAAAGGAATTTCCTGATATTAACGATTTAGTTATCTTACAACAAGGAGATCTTTCTTGGAATGTAAAAAATTTTTCAAAAATAAAGTATATATTTACTCCATCTCTTTATCTATATGAAAAATATAGTTATAGTAAAAAAATATTTTTAATACCTTTTGCAATTGAGCCTGAATATAAAAAAATAAGTAAATGGTCTGATAGAGAAAACGCCCTTTATTATCACGGAAGAATAATTTCTGAAAAATTAGGAATAATTGGCTTAACGAAATTATGTTCAGAAGGAATAAAAATAGTTCTACGAGGACCAATTTGTAAAGAATACTGGACCGATAAAGATATTGAGCGTCCAGAATTTATTTCCTATAAAGAAAAAGTCTCTAAACTCAATATAGAATTTTTACCACCCACAGATGATAAAGAAGTAATAATAAACGATCTTAACAAATACAAATTTTATTTCACTCTATCTAATGGGGAATGCTTTAATCTCGCTCTACAAGAAGCAATAGCTTGCGGAACCATACCTTTAGTAAAACCTAATTTTGCGTATTGGTGGGCAGAACACTTAATACTACAATTTGAAAATACCAATGAACTAATTAAAAAATTCAATGGTCTAAAAGATATGGACATGGACGAATATTCTAGTCTACTTTCAAAAGAATTGCATAAAAGATTTAATTATGAATCTTTAATTAAATCGTATGAGTATCAGAAAAAAGAATTATTTCCTTAATTAAAATATCTATTTCTTCTATCGTATTAAATCTATTTAAAGAAATTCTAACACTTTTAAATGCCTCTTCATCTGTAAGATCTAAAGCCTTTAATACATAAGAAGGTTTCTTTTCGTTAGCATTACAGGCAGAACCAGCAGAAATAAAAATGCCTTTATTAGATAAATGTTCTATCAACTTCTCGCCATATATTTCTTTAAATGTTATAGAAGATGTATTTACCAAACGAGGAGAGTTCTTACAATTAATTGTTGCTCCAAACTTAACTAATTGATCTTCCATATAGTTTCTTAAAGCTTCTATTTTTGGAAGATCGCTTTCTACCAAATTATCAATTGCCTCTCCCATTCCTACAATTAAAGGCATATTATAAGTTCCAGCCCTCTTATCCCATTCTTGATGCCCGCCTTGAATAAAAGATTTAATTGTATTCATGTCTTTAATATATAAAACTGACACTCCAACAGGACCACCAAATTTATGAGCAGTAAAAGTAGCAAAATCAAGATTTCCTACCTTTACATCTTTCATCTTTCCTAAACATTGGCACATATCAGAGTGAACTAGCGCATTAGGATTAGCAAACTTAATCTCATTAACATAATCATGAATAGGAAGTATGCTACCAGTTTCATTATTGGCAGTCATTATACTTACTAGGCAAGGTTCTTTTGAAAGTTCTATGACTTTTTCTAGATCTATATAGCCGTTGTTAAATACACCTACTTCAAAAGCATTCATTTTTTTGGAAGAATTAATGATGCAACTATGTTCAATAGAACTTATAATGACCTTATTAAAAGTTCCTTTAATTACCATGTTATTAGATTCTGATCCAGAAGCGGTAAAAATAAGATTAGATGGTTTACAACCAATCTTATTTGCTATTTTAGCTCTAGCTTGTTCTAGATAAGCTCTAGTTCTTTCTCCAGCTTCATGTCTAGAAGAAGGGTTGCCAACTACATCATACATTTCTCTTATTTTATTTGCCACTTTAGGCAACACTGGATGCGTAGCATTGTTGTCTAAATAAATAAATTGATTAAATTTCTTACTAGTTAGCTCGTGCATTCTTTCACTTTTAGGTGATGGACATAAAGGACTATAAGAAGCATAATCAGAACTACAAGAAGAAAGCATTTCTTTTCTAATTTCTTCTCTTATTTTTTCTCTATCAAAATCTAAAATTGGTAAATCAATTTTTTTTGTTTCTTGTGTTTGCCATTCATATCTCATATTTTTATATATGAGCTAGTCGTAAAGATAAATTTATGAATATACGCGAACTCATTGAAGCAACCGCCCAAGAAATGTATCGCCAGCTAGCCCTAAAGTTCCACCCTGATCGTGGTGGAGACCAAGAGAAAATGGCTAAGTTAAATGCTGCTAAAGACGAAGGCAATTGGGATAAAATAAAAGCAATGTATCATATGGTCGTCGAACCAGACCCAGATGAAGATGAGCCAGTAGAAAAACCACAGAAAGTATCACAACTTTACAAACTATACAAGCAATGGGCAGAGCAAATAGAAGAAGAACTCGCACAACGCGGCAGTCATGGAATAAAAATAACTATAGAACTACAAGGAACTAGTGCTAATGCTTGGGTATTTTGGTTAATTAATGGCGTAAAAAGAAGTGTCTATATTCCAAAGATAGAACGCTTTAGAAGAAAAAAGGACTTCGCACTGGAAGTCCTTCGTAAATTCCAACAAAATAAATAATTACACCTTCGATACTAATTTACACATTTCAATAAAATAATCTTGGCTAAAATCATTTTTCATTATATTAACATTTTTATGAACTAATTGAACATTGCCCTCAATATATCCTTTTGAACTATCTATTCTATCAAGTGAGGCAGAACACATTAACCATCTAGAATTTTTTTCATTTTTAAAGTCTATTGGCAAATTTGTCAAGGCACATTTTTTATTCTGTTTATTCCACAAATCATAAATATATTCTTTCGTTATTTTAAATTCTTTTTTTCCTTTTCTTTGAAATTTTCTAATCCAACTTCCCGGAATTTCTTCTATTCCTTTCCAGTTTGGATTCTTATCACCTTTTTTATTTATGACAGAACACTCATAACAACTTTTCGATTTATTTAAAAGATTATAACAATTAACATCAACAATTTTTCCGCATTTACATCTACATTTAACATAAAAAATATTTATTTCATAAGAAATTTTACCTTTATCTTTTTTTGTTTTAAATTGTTTTTGTTTCTTTTTTGGAAAAGGTATCTCTAAAACTTCCCAGTCTCCATATTTATCTCCTATTTTTATTCTTTCTAGATATGTAGATTTCATACTACCCCCCAATGAATTTATTTTAACTTTACATTAGAAGGTAAAGAACAAACATCTCCATCACAATAAACCTCACCTTCTGGTTTAGTAGCAATGGTATAGTTAGGAATTTTTAAGTCTCTAGTTAATTCTATATATTTTTCTTTGCTTATCTCTTCATATGGCATTTGTTCATATTTTCCTGCTTCGAGTGGCAAGAAAGAAATTGCCTTTAGCGTGTCTTCATAAGCTTCCAAAATGGATGAAATTTGATCTGCCTCACTCTCTTTAAAGGTGACTGTGATGGAAACATTATTATCGGCCCAGAATCGCTGAAAATCCACAGCATTTTTGACTTGTTCCCATATAGATACATCCTCTTTTCTTCTAATGAAATTTCTTTCCCATACAGGAAAATTGACGATAGAAGTTTTACTCTTCTCCTCATCGTCCGTCCCATAAACAGATGTTTCAACATGATAACCAGCCTTAACCATTGGCTCTACCAATGGAGAATTAGTTGCAATTCTAACTCTTCTAATATAATACTCTGAATGGGGGTAATGAATGCCAGCACTTACTCCAGGAAGCAGTGAGACGCTTCCAGAGGGCTTTACAGAGGTAATTTTGATGGACTTAGGAATACATAGCCAATTAGAATATATCTCATCTAATTGCTTTAGATAAATATATCCCTCATCTGCCCAACGAAGCATAGCTCTTCTACCATGTTTTACAAAGGCATCAATAATGCCTGACATAGAAGTTCCTATACGCCTATTCTTCATCATAACAGCGTTGGTTTCTTCCCAGTGCGTAGGAGTTAGAGTTACTGACTTAGCATAAAGATATGCATATTTTAATGTTTCTTTATACTCTTCAAAATTTTCATGCTTAGATGGAAAGGTTTCTACCAAGCAGCAAAGTTCATATGATTCAAGTGTTTGTTCACCACATGGGTTAACCCCCGCCGCGAATTTGTCAGCATAATTTTCTGGGTCTTTAGTCCGCCCAAACTTGCGTATATTTTCAAGCCATATGACCCCTGGCTCTCCGTTTGACGCAATCGACTCAATGAACCGCTTATAGTCAGTCTTGCCAACTTCAGCGAACACAGAATTATTGGATGCCCACCTGTGGGTCTTAAGTTCTTCCGCATGGTTCTTTGGGTCCTTCATGGTTGTGTATAATTTATCGTCGTGATTACCTATAGCAATCTCGGCAGAACGCCTTACATTACCAGCCACAACGCATACACCAATCATATTAAATATATCAACTATATCTACAGAAGAAAGTTGTTCTCCAGCCTTCGCATCAAACAATTTAACTAGGCTCTGATGAAGCGTCATCAATGGTTCAGGTCCAGATGCCACACCACCAAATCCCTTTATTGGAGCGCCGTAAGGTCTAACTAAAGAATAATCAATCTTGGGAAGCTTCTTTCCATAGAAATAAGCATCAATAATCATTCCTGTTGCTTCAACCCAACCTTCTCTAGTGTCAGGGATCTTAAATACTAGATCATCACCAGCCTTTACTGGTTTTATAGAAATCTTTCCAGCACCCTTAGCATCAAATCCAACGCCAACGCCAAGCATAAGAGCATCCATAGTCCAAGTAAAAGCAAAAGAACCTCTAGTATCAATGTCTTCTGTAGAAACGAAAGCACAATTATTAAGAGCGGCACTTCCACGCTCCTCAATAAACTTCGTTCCCATCATCCATAGACCACGTCCTGGTGGGAGGAATTTGAAGTTGAACATTTTATCATACATGATTTGAGCAGATCGTTGTGCTTTTGTATTTTTCCAAGGCAGACGCAATCTAACACAGTGCTCTTTCTGGATTGAGAAACATCCCTCGACAACACGCCTGATCGTTTCGAACCATTGCTCATTTCTGTTCTCTCCCTCAACAACCCTTGAGTAAGTTCTTAAATATACGAACTCTCCAAGTGGTCCCCATTCGGGTTTCTTATACCTATATTGATCAATGAATGTATCTGACAATGTGAATTTCTGCATTTCTTCTCCTAAAGCGATCTATATTATTTATGCCTTATTACCAGTAGATCCGAATCCACCAGCGCCTCTAGCTGTTTGCGATATATCATCTACTTCTTCTATATCAAACTTTGGAATATAATAAACTACTCCTTGAGCAATTTTATCTCCATTCTTTATAGAAAAGGGATAAATAGTAGAATTGTAGAGTATAATCTTAATTTCTCCACGATACTGTTCATCTATAGTTCCACCAAGAACTTCTATGCCATTCTTTAATGCTAGACCGCTTCTTTCTTGGATTTTCATATAAATATTCCAGATAGAAGGAAGTTCTCTAGGTTCCCAAATCAAACCAGTCTCTACTATACTTCTAGAATATGGCTCTATTACCAAATCCTCATCAGCATAAAAATCTATTCCAGCATCAGTATCAAAACTTCTAGTGGGAAGCATTGCTGTCGTGGTAATTCTTTTGAAACAAACTATCATTTTAAAACTCCATCTAAAAAATTTATTAGTTCATTTTACATAAAAAATCGTTTTCTGTCAATAAATAAGGCTCCTCATCGGAGCCTTAGCGTTTGACCTATAAAGGTACAACGTTCATTAAGCATTTCTGCCTATATTTATTTATGTTATAAGTAAAGTGTCCAACGAGCTGTAATACTTACGTCATGTGATTTAGTTATGGGAGATATGTATCTCTTAGCTATCATTATTCCATAAGGCATCTTTAAATAGTTCTTATACTCTTGTAGAGCTGAATCGTCTGAATGTGCATCATCTGATGGAGTATCGTTTCTCAAAATGAATCTTGCATCGCAGAATAGTCCAGCTACCTTCAGTACATTTCCGTTATAGGGATAGAATATTCCAGCATTTGTTCCAGTTTGCTCTGGCATTGTAACGGTAAATGTTATTTTGTTTTCTACAGACGCATCATAGTCAAGTGCTACTTCTGTACCTGACTGATAGAACCTAGATTCTCTCTTGCTATAAATGAAAGCTGGAAGTCCTACACCTTGATATGCCTTCTGCAAGAAATAGTTTCCACTAACAGATTCAAGTTTACCAGAGTCACCTTTCAAACTTTCATAAAGACCTGTTTTTATTGCTCCAGGAACACCAAAGTCACTATCAACTATAGTAGGTGTAACTAATGTAGTTGAATAAATATCATTCATTGACTTCATCTTATAAAGAGAGTCACCAGTGGCACCACCAAAAGTATTGCTGTAGTTGTTATCAGCGTTTGCTACACTGGCCCAAGACGCAGACCAAGTACCAGTTGGATAATAAGTTTGGAAATCTGCTGGCATTGAAGCATAACTTGCGTATTCATAACCAGTGCCGAAAAGAATTTTAGTTGGGAAATAAGGATAAATATAGTTAGTAGCAGAAGGAATGTTTGAGTCACCCTTAGACCACCAACCTAATGTGCCAGGAAACTTGACAGATGAGAAGAACTGTTCGTTCGACATCAAAGTTCCATCTTTATTGAAAGCGGAGTCACCAGCAAATGCTGCTGAATAGTGGTCAGCACTGGACTTGGATCTTTGTTGTCCTACAGCAGAGAATGACTCTCCACTTAATATGTGCATCATTGAATGCTTGGCCCACATAGTTACAGTATTGGGGCCTTTATCGTGATAGAAAAGTTTTCCACGTTTATGGCCAAATATTTCTACTTCGCCACGCATAGAATACATTTTATCATGATTTTTTCTTTGATCTACTAAAAAATAAAACCCGTTCCTCAAAATATCTTTTAACATGTTTATCTCCAAATTTATCTTTCCAACTATCACCCTTAACTTTACAAAAAACCCCGTATTTCTACAGGGTTAAGATTACACATCTAGACAATATTGCCCATTGGGGAAAGGTTTTGGCAAGCCATCAACTCTACTTACATCTATTCCTCTTCTAATAAGTCCTTCTCTTGTATCGTAGTAAAGTATTAAAGTTGCCTCTAACACTCTTTCACCAAAAGAAGCTTTATGAGTTCTAAAATCTTTTACCTCTCCAGATCCTGTAGCTAGTTTTGGTTCTGGCAAAGCAACATCCATATAATTCATATTATAAGCAACAGATTTTTCACTACCTACACTAAAGCAACTAGACATTTTAGTGCCACCACCACTATTACTTACGCCATCATTAATATTTAAACTTAATGGTTCAAAAGTATTAACGTTCCAATTAGGAGAAGGAATTTCATCCCACTTGCGTAAAACAGTAGGATATATAGTAGTAGCATAAGTATAGGTATAAGCAATTTTTTCTTTAAAAATGGCTGATGCTATTACACCAGTATTTGCTGGATTGGCCCCAAGTTTTGACGAATAAGAACTTTCTTGCGGAGTAAAATAAAACTCTCTTATGTTGTCAGCACTTATTTTCCAGCCAGGAATCTTAATGTTATTATAAGGATGAAGAATATAACCTGGTGCGGTTAGCGAATCTTCGTGCTTTCCATTAACTACATTAAGACCATCTACAGAAACAACAGATAATATTCTAATATAGCTATTGTTCTTTACTTCGATTACATACTTGGTTCCGTTTCTAGCTTCAATCCAATCGGTGCCTGTTCTATAATCACGATAAATTGGGACTGGGCGATCATTAACTAAAATTCTCATTTGATACATAAAATTTCTCCTTGCGCTTTAAGCGACTTATATATCTCGGCCATCTTTTCTAGATTTATCCTTATAAAATTCGTTTAGAGATTTATTTTCTTTACAGCAATAACAAATTTTCATAATTTAGGGACTTTAAATTTTATAGACCTATAAAGGTCTAACCTTTTCTAGTTTCTGTCATTTGGAACTTGTCGAACATGAATTTATACTTTGGTTCATTTAGCGTCCAAGAACCACCATTTAATCTCATTGCTCCTTTATCGCTGTCTCCATAACCTCCAAGCAAAACTGGACTTAAAATTATGGTTGTCAAACCAGAGTCGCCAGCTATTCTAGCATGTCCTACGGAATCAGCGTAATAAGTTCCTTCTGTGCTATCACCTGTATTTATGATTTGAAGAGTGTCACCTTTTCTTAATCCAGTGAAAAGTCGTGATCCATCATAAATAACAATTCTAGAGAATGTAGGAGCACCAGCATCTGAAGAATAATACTTAATTCTTCTTACTTGCTCGAAGTCCAAGTAACCTTTGAATAAATTGACTTGGTCTATTGCTGATATTGGTGGCTTTACAGTTATTTCTGTAGTATCTCCATACCAAGTTACAGCATCAACCATTCTGGTTACATTATTTACTTCGTGCTTAGTATCGTATAAAGTCACATAATCATCTTTAACTAATCTACTAAACTTTCTAATGCTATCTCCTACTGCAAGAGTATCTCCATTGTTTACAAATCTTCTATGATCTAGAACTCTTATCACTCCCTGACCTGAACCATTGTCTGCATCTATGTAGAAAACTTGTCCTGTGTTATATCCCCATGTAGTATCAGCATTTGCAGTTATGTTAAAATCTAAATAATACTTTTCTTGTGGTCTTATATCCCAAGATCTTAATGGATGATTAGCTCCCAAAGTTATAAAATTTCCAATAACCTCTTCTACTGGATTATAAACAGGGACTATCCAAGCTCCATGTCTCCAATAAACTTTGCTATCAGCAATCTTACTATCACCCACTACAGCTATTCCAGAATTTACTGCTGATTTTCTATAATAAATTACCCAACTATCTCCAGTTGGATAAGTATCTGATCTATTAGTAGGCAAAGAGTAATGTCCAGGAGTTAAATAACGAACTGCATCAACAAAGAGGAACATATCTCTTCTTCTTAAGTTCCAGTTTTGAGCAGACAAACCACTATCGCCAGAAGTTTTTATAAGAACTCTCATGTTCTCATAAATTTGTTCATCGTTCCAACTTGGATTAACTGCTTTCAACTTAGAAAATACTGAAGTTGAAACCTCTGGTGCGGTGTATGATTCTCGTGTATCTGTGTGGTCTCCAGAAATCCAGTGTCCTGTTTTTCCTAACCTGGTAGGAACTGTCCAATAACTGCTATCTCCCCAATGGAAGTTATTAGTACTTCTAGTATTATAAAGTAAGGCATCAGTTATTAAACCCTCAAATACATAGTTCGTTGCGATATAAGGGGTGCTACCTATTGAAAGGAATGAGTTCTTGGCCCAAGTATTAGCAGTTCCAGCGTAAGTAGAATCTCCGTGTTGAATAGTTCCATTTACATAAAACTCTGCATAGTTAGCTAACACATTCCAAGTTGCTTTTAAATGAGTCCATTCTCTTAAAGCAGCGTTAGTAGTATAAGCAGTTGTGCAAGAAACATTTCTATAGTTTGAAGCATCCTTCATTATGGAGAATAACCACTTATCTGTTGCCTGACTATATTTTAAAACTATATGAACAGAGTCACCAGTGTAATCAGACATTACAAATTTATCTACTGTTGTATTATAGTTGAAGTAAGGTCTTACCCAGCACTCAAATGTTCCACTATCGCCAACAGTTAGAGGATATGCTAAAGAATCTCCTCCTCTTAAAGAAGGTTTAGCGAAAGGTCTAGCAAAATCTACACTCTTCTCTATTTGAACATTATAAACTTTAAAAGTGTCTCCACTTGTTAAGTTGGAAGAGTTTCCCTTTATCCACCAACCAAAACCATTGTAGGTTGCTTTTGAAGAAACTGTTGGTTCAATGAAAGTCCAAGTGTTTGCATAAACTATATTGGTATCACCAAATAAAGTATCGCCCGCGCGCGAGAAGAAAGGAGTTACTTTTATATCTCTAGTGGATTTAATCCACATAGTAGTATAGTAATGCCCTGTATCTCCAGGAGATTGGTTGGTATCCCCAATTATAGTTCTATAAATATCAGTTCCAGTGCTCCAAGAGAAAACTGAATCTCCTATTGTGACATCATAAACTCTTTTATAATTAGTATTCCAAGCTGGCCAAACATTCCATTTAGAAGTATCGGCCAAGTTTTCTGTTGCTATTTTATTTATTATAGGATTCCAGAAACCAGTAACACCTTTTCCAGTCCATCGAACTCTTGTATTTGTTACAGCAGTGCCATAGGTAGGTAATTCAAAAATTGGATTAGAGTTTCTTGTTGGTATTTTATTATCAGATGTTTTATTCTTAGTATCATCTAATCTTATTAACTCACTTCCACCAGGAATAGTTCTGCTAGCCTCAAACAAGTTTCCTTCCCAATATCTTCTATCTGGATAATAACCAGAATAAAGGTGCATCATTCTATCTGGGCCACCTATATAAAGCGTTCCACTTGGACTTGCTTTGCTGCTTCCGTGCATTCCTACATTCGTGTCACCTTTCAAGTAAATAGTTACTTGCTTTGTAGAAGGGTTATAGGCAGGGGCGACAATATCAGCAGCAAGATAATAAGTTCCATCATTGGCATCTGCACTAGTTCCAGCAATTGTAATTCTATCTATTACATATTTACCAACTAAACTATCGCCAGTTGGATTTAGAAGCTCCATTAAAGCAGTTTTTGCAGATCCAGAAGATATGTTATTTACTACTATTTTTCCTCTTGGATAAACCGTATCCCCAGCTCTTGGATAAACCGTATCCCCAGCTCTAGCATCAATAGATTGAATGGCATAACTTCTATTGTAAAAAGATAGTAAAGGCCCAGTCCTATTCATATAAATAGGATCTGCTCTAGGTTCATCTAATAAAGTCCAGGCATATTTTGCTGTCTCTATGGAAGGTCTGGCGCTGAACAATATGTTTCTTTCTACGAAAATTGGTGACAAGAACTCTGCGTAGAATTCTATAGCATCCAAGTCCGCTGCACTTAAGTCAGCTTCCTGTCCAGTTCCAAGTGAAGTAATACTATACTGAATTACATTTGTTTTAAAGTAAGTGTAAGTATCTCCTAGTGGAGCGAAAAGATGTTTTATCTCATATGCACTTAACTCTCTAGTATATAATCTAGCTTCCTCCATTGAACCAATCCATCCATAACCTTTTATTGGTGTTGAATAATTTCCCAAATAAATAAATCCAGTGGGAAAAGTAGTTGTAATGGTTGCCGTTTCATTTACAATTATTACAGAATTTTTATAAAATACTACTTTTTTTGTATTGCTATTAAAAGTAAATGCATAGAAACGAAGCTTATCATCAAAAGTTCCTACTGGTATATCAATATCTTCGTGACTAGTATTTGTATTAAGCCTAATTATACCACTTCCATCTGTATTGGCCCAAATACAGAAACCATCTGTATTAGATCTTCCAAATGTAAATGCTACACAAGAATCTCCAGCTAGTTTAGTTGCCCAGAAAGTAAAAGTTAATTCTTTAATGCCGAATCTATAATCTGGATCAATTATGGATTTGACATATCTAATTACTTGTTTATCAGCAAAATATATTTGTAAAGTGCTTGAATAACCAGATCTAGTCCACTCTGTATTATAAAGAGTCATTCTATTTCTATTTGTTGATAGATCTAGGATAGTATCGCCAATTCCCTCATTGAAATTCCAATGTCCTTGTAATCCATAAGAAGAATTTATTGAAACATTTCCAGTTAAATGATAACTAGAGTAACCATTAGAATCTCCAGTGGTATAAGTAGAAGCCAATCTATCAAAAGCATTTAAATCCATTGGCTCTGTTATAGAATCCTTTGAAACAGAGTAAGTTCTAGACATTCCAGTTGGAATAGCATCCGTTGGTTTATCTGGTGTTAAATAAAATAAATAAGAATCCTTATTTGTAGATGCGGTATAAAGATTGGCATTTATTGAAGTATCGCCAAACCTTCTGTCAAACCAGAACTCTTGTGGTATTATTTCAAAACCAAGTAAGTTAAAGAATAGTTCGAACGAATAGTTTGTTCCTTTTATTCTATATATCTCAATAATATTTTTAAGTAACTCTCTAAATGAAGAGTTAGTTAATAATTGATAGTCGTCTCTTTCATAACCTATTATTTGAGCTAGATAATTTAAATATTCCGTTGGTATTTTATCTAAATCTACTATGTTATAAAGATTATCTATAATCATAGTAAATTTATCAAACTCTCTCATGAAAGCTTCTTGGTACATTTTAGTTTTTTCTTCAGAGTTAATCATATCATAATCAAACTCTGGCAAGAAATACTTATATTTCTGTCTAAAGAAAGTTTTTACTGCAGAGTATTTAAAGGAATACACCATCCAGTGAGCTAGAGCACTATCAGTAAAACCACCACTAGGAACAAAATATCCATAAGGAGTAGAGATTGGATTAATTACAATGGCCCAAATAGCACTACATATTGTTGCGTTGCCAGAAAGATAGATGGCAGTGTTAGAAGTAAAAGTATCAACGTTTGCTAAATAATATTCTGCCAAAGCTGAGTAACCAGTTATCGTTAAATAGTAACTTCCAATATAGGTGTCACCAGTAAATTTTGGAGCTATATCACCAGAAGAATATTGTGGAACTAATGTATAACCCAGATTTTTAAATTCTGTATTTAAATCAGAGTCATTCTTTAGTATTGATACTATTTGATCTACTTCAAATTTTTCTGCCATTTAATTATCCATTATAAACCAAGTAAGTTATATTTATACCGTGAACTAATGTAGAACCAGAAAGAACATTATCTGATAAAAGAATTATCTCGTCAAAGTTACAAGTAATTTCATTCTCTTCATTTGTTAATGAATTTGTCAAATCCTTACCAAAATAAGACATAGTTACATATTCTACTCCAGCAACTGAGTGTATCAAACTTTCTACTTTTGATCTAACTACTGATTGAGCATAGTCTCTCTTTACCACTCCACTTGTTACGAAACTATATTCTTCTGATAAAGCTGTCTCTACAGCGGACTTAACCTCACTTGAAGAATAAGATTTATTATAATAAACATTTGCTACAATATCAAAAGTGCTAAAAGTAGTTTGCTTAAAAATAGTGTCAATTCCAACTATTTTTTTATTCTGCATATAATCTTGATATGTAAACTCGTCTGTTGTTATATCGTTTCTTCTATCCCAAATAAAGTGATCGTAGAAACTTGCATCTGGAACTTGAGATAACCCATTGTTCGTCTTTATCATTTCCATCAAATCTTCTGTTGCTGTATGTCTTTGTCTTAAATAATAATCTCCATTTACTTTATAAACATAGTTAGTATCGCCACTCAAATCAAACAAGTTTCTTGCAGCAGTAGAAAGTTTATTTCCACGAACACTTATTCTAACCTGGCTATTATTATTGGCAAAAGGACTAGTAATGGTAATTCTCTTATATACAGGATCTATTGTTGCGTAAGTGAAATTTCCATAAGAATCTCCAGTGGCCCACGCTCCATATTTTGCTTTTAGTTGGCTATTAATAGTGTCTCCAATTAATGAAAGCCAATAGAAAGAATCGCCACCAGAATCTCCTACCCATAATGTTACTAGAGTATCGCCTCTTGTATCTATTCCTAACATAAGCACTGGAACGCAAGGTTTTATAATTACTGAGTCTCCAAGTGTTGGACTTACTAACTGAGCTGGTGTAGCATAAGTTAAGTCCCAACTATTATTAATTGCAAATAATGAAGGAGAAGTAGTTGCAACCTTGGTAAATCTTACTTTATAATCTGACAAATTTGCATCTGGAGTTGTGTCTCCATAAGTATTATAAACTCTATCAGCTATTGGTCTCCACTCATAATCAGTTCCTTGAGTGTAGTTATAGTTATGATAAGTTCCTAAAGTTATAGTTGATGTATCTCCAGTCATATAATGAACATAAAAACTTGAAGGATTTGGAGAAATAGTTGTAGATCCAAGTTCATAAATTATTTTTCCAAAATTTGCTAGTGTATTATTGGCTATTAGAGTAAGCCTTCTATATCCATAACAAACATAAGTATCTCCAGCTACAGCAGTTCCCAATACTGCAGAAGTGGCGTCTTGACGAACTACGCTACCTATTTCAATTCCAGGCTGAACCTTCTTTATGTAAATTCTAGCAGTTGGTGTATCTCCACCCCAAATGTTTCCCTTTCCATATCCTTGAATTTTAACATAGTTAGCAGTTCCAATTTGAACTACACTAGCTCCACCACGAATACCAGTAGAGTCAGCATAGTTAATGCCATAAGCTCCAATACTTCCCAATTTTCTATTTATTGATTGTGCTACTTCGTGGGCGTGAACATTATTAATATTTAAAGCAGCAGAGGCTATATCAATTACTGTATCACCTTTGCTATCTATGTTGAGTTTGATAAATCTTAAGTTTTCTAGATCAAGTCCCTGTACCATATTTACCGAAGAGATAAAATATGCTTGAATAGGTTCAACTATTTTATATCTACTGACTAAAATTGAGTCACCAGAAAAAAGTGTGTCTCCTACTAGTTTATTTTGTATGTCAATAAATTGCTGAGAAGTGTCTATTGCAGAAGTTGCTATTGCTTTGAATTTTGTGTCACTTAAGAAATTATCCTTAAGGTCTTGCGGAGTATCTAAATATATATAATTAAAGAAAGTATCTGTAGTGTCTCCATTCCAAGCTATAGCAGTTCCAGCTAGCTTAGTCCTACCAGCAACAGCACTACTAGTGCCTAGAGTAACGGTATTAAATGCTCCAGGCCTGAAGGCATTTATCTCATTAAATCTATTTTCTAGATAAAGACTCATCCAATTAAACTTATTATAGTCAGAAGTTTCTACACTTTCCCATCCAGTAGCTTTTGGAACTACATAACTCCAAACTTCTGTAGGAGAAATGTTCTCTCCATACCTAGCATATACTCCAGTAGGAGCATTTCCAGCTCCATAGCTTACAGCAGTTGTTGAATTTGCATTGGCATTTAAGAGAATATCATAGTCTTCAGCAGTTACTGCTTTCTCTACCGTTCTTATTGATAGAGGTGCGTAGATTACTGCGTGTTCTGGAGTTTCTGAATCCTGACCACCTGAACCTTCTGATAAATTTTCAAAAGAAATGTGAATATTTCTTATGTTGGTTGGGTTAGCTATTGGTGAAACTGCTATTAGTTGAGTTGTATTTATAGCGTCACGAACTATATTTCCGTTCGCTCCACCACCAGCTCTATAGAAAACTCTTATCTTATCTCCTATTGCTGGTCTTCTTGTTGCTGAAGGAAGCAATGAGGTTGGACCAAATGAAATAGTCACTGTATCATTTTCTCCAACTGATAGAGTATATGGTATTGGTCTAGCTAAACCAGTAACATCATCCGTTTCTTCCTGTGCTTCTGCATCTAGGAAAGAGTCAACCTTTATAAGTTCTTCCTCTGTAAATAGAGTATCATCGGCAAAATAAACTATTGGAGAACCTTGTATTACAGAATTTTTATTTAGCGTAAAAGTGAAAGAGTTATCTGTTGTTACAGTAAAGGTTTCTATATAGGTTGTGCCCTCATAAAAGGTTACTGTTCCAGCAGTTGTTATGAAAGAAGTATCTATTTTAACTCCTACTTTGTAGCTATACTTTTCATTAGTGCTATCATAACTTAATGCTTCGAAATTTCTATTTACTCCAAGTTTGTCTTTTGCTGTCAATGAGTAAGGAGCGAAAGTAACGCCCTGAACATATAGCGGAGTTAAATAAAACTCGCCAGGCCAGCTATCTCCATAACCAGTTGCTGGAACTGTAGTAGTTACATTCACTTCTGAAGCATACGGAAGGGTGAAGTTATAACCAATAATTTTCAATATTCTCATTATGCTGGATTTTTGTGTGGCAGTTGATAACCAGTTTTCATTTGCTACCCAGTCAACTCTAGTTGCTAGGTTGTCTGTTATGTAAGCAAAGAGTTCTATCAACATTCTTCCAGCATCAGAGGATAGGAAGTCGTCCCATTTTTGATTATAGGTAGGGTTATCAGTTACTAGACTTAATATATCGTCTCGTATATTCGCATACTCTAGTCCACTAAATTGAGTTTTTGGTAACGGAGTTAAAGTTCTAGCGATGGCACTACCCTCCATTCCTGAATTCTAACAAATTTAAAATCAGGAAATAGTTCTTTTATTTCTTTCTCTCTTGTAATATCTTTCATTTTCTTTTTTTCTCGTAAGTGATATTTTTCATCCCACTCTATTATTAATTTTTTCTCAAAATTAATATAATCAACCCATCTTTTTTCTTTTAATCTTTTCATAAATTCTTCTTGAGATAATAACTTAGCCATTTAAGTCCTCATACACAACATAGTAAAAGTTGTTATCTATTTTCAATTTATAATTATTCACAGTTTTGTATATTAATTCTTTCGCAAAATCATCTTTCACTTCAGATACTTTCCCACTTGAAAGGATTCTTCCAGCTGAAAAGTTGTTTATCATTCTCGCATAGTTATTCGCATTTATATCACTTGTCAAAATAACATTATATCCATCCACCTTATAGTGTGGAGGGGCAGTAAGTAGTTCTTTAGACACTTCCTCAAACATCGACTCTAATTTTAACTTCTTGGAAGGCAGTTTTACAGAAGAAGTTTTAATGTCTTCTATCTTTTCTTCAGTTCTTTTTATACCCTTGGGAAGCCCTTCCAAAAAAAATGCTCTAACCGTAGGAGACATTTTCGTTTCTTTTATAATTTTCTCCGCGTCATCATAATCAAAGCCCTTCCAATTTTGAGGTGCATTTTTCATCCATATATCAATGAAAAATTTATTAGCTTCAACATATTCTCCAAGCAAAAATAACATTCCATCAACAAGAGTTTTAAATAGTTCGTGACTATAACCGTTTTTTATTCCTAGTTTATCTAACTTTGAAAGATCTTTCGTAGCCATTATATTCTTACAACCTTTTCAAGCGTAAAAACTTCTAGAGTTTCATTGATAATTACTTCTACTTTAACTGCTAGTGTATTAGCGTCTAAATTAGTAAGCGTTATTGCTTGAACAGTTACTCTAGGTTCCCACTTACCTATTGCTGTAGCTATCTCGGACATTATCTCTTCTTTCATTATGATTGATTGATCGAATAGAAATGCCTTAAACCTACAACCGAAGGTGGGATTACCCACTCTTTCACCTGGCATAGTAAGAAGTATGCGGGTAAGGTTCTCTTCTAATAGAGCTGAGTCTTGTAATATTGTGGGAGAGTCCACATTGTATATTCCTACACCTTTCACGGATTACCTCTTTGAGATTAACTTTACTCAAAAAGTTGTTTATCTATGGTTTATTTGGTGTAAAGGAATATTCAGCGCAGGGATTTATAAACTTAGGGCTTACTTTCGCCATAAGTGTTTTTAACTTGGGGAGTATTTCTTTTACTTTCTCAATACTTACTACTTCATCAAGTAGAGAATAGATAGTGGCTAGTTCAGCGAATTCTTTCTCTGTCACGGCCTTACCAGAGTATGCATATGATTGTCTTCACCAGCGGGGAGAATAGTGAAGTGTTCGATCTTATGTTTATGCTTAGGTCCAGGTCCCATAGTTTTTCTAGTAGAACCATTACCAGTCAAATCTATTTTATAAGTGTGGGTATGGTTGAAGGTTCCAGAGTTACTGGTTTCGCCTTCTTCTTCTTTTAGAAATTGTTTTAAGTTCATACTTTTAACTTTACAATAAAAAACCCCAGATTGCTCTGGGGTTAAAATTGCCAAGGTTTACTTACTTTTTAATTAGGGACTTAATCCAGGCTACTATTTTAGCAATAAGTTCTACTGTTACTTCGTAGAAGATCTGACCGCCAGCAATTACGAGGGCGAAACCAAGCACCCACATAAAGACCTTATCGGACATAAGAGAAAGAGCGGTAAAGCTCAATGCTCCTAGAACTGGAAGGGCTAGCTTCCACACCCAAGAAGGTGCTTTAGTCCATAGTTGCTTAACGTATTGAATAAGACCAACTGTGGAAAAAACTGATAGAGCGGCGATGGCCGCTGCCAGTTTGCAATCGTCCTTGTGGATCGTGCAGTCTTGCCTACCGCATACCGCGCAGTGACAACATGGGTCGCTATCCTGTAAGCATCCCATGTCTACTGACTCGCAGAGAACCATCGCCTCCCGTGCCCGCGAGAGCAGCGCCATATACAGCGTCTTCGTGTCCTCCGCTGCCGGCCCCCGGCGCTTGCGCTCGTCGGCGATGATGCTGCCGAGTGTCCCCGCTACGCTCGCAGCGAATAGTTTGGCACCTGCTGAATGTACCAAGCTATGCTCCATGTCTGTGCATCGCAGTAGCAGCGCCTCCAACCTCTCCGGCAGCGTGCTCATACCTTCTCCTCCTCCGCGATGACGGCGCGGGCCACGCGCTCTACGAGGGTGCGCTTCACTTCGGGCCTCCAAGCTTCGCAAGCACGGCGTCGAGACCGCAGGTGCAGGGCAGGCGTTCCTCAACGTCATCGGCAGCATCGTGATATCTTTCGCATCCCCACCAATGCCTCATGTACTTCACCACTTCCTGCGCGAGAGAGTCGGCGGGGAGGGCGAGGGCGGCGCGGGCAACGTGGGCATCTTCCACGCATCCGTTGTGCTCGATCTTTTCCAGCGCCGTCCGCAGAGCCGCGTTGGTGAGGGAGGAGGCGGCGAGCTTGGAGGCGATCCGATCCGCCGCGAGCTGCACCGAATTGCAGAGGTCTCCGTCCACCTCGTTGGTGCCCTTTAGGACGAAGTGCACGTACTCAATCACCTTGCGCTGTACACCCTCGGCAAGCTCGCGTGCGGCGCATTCCTCTCGAACCTCGCGCTTCAGGTCGTCGAGCTTGTCCTCGGTCTCCAGCGCCGCGTCGTGGAGCTGCTGCACGTCACGAAGGGCCTCGTCGCGGGCGTGCCGAAGGTCGGCTACCTCCTGCTGCTCGGCGGGGCGGGTGAGGGCAGCGTCGGAAGCTTTTCGTTCGGCGTCTATCTGATTACACAGGCCATCGTAATCGCCATTAGTCAGACCGAACTCACGGCGTATTACATTGCGGACCACCATGTCGGTCAGTAGCAGCCCCGTCTCCCGCTGCTCGCTTTCGGCCGTGGAGAGGAGGGCGATCACTTTATCGGCCTCCTTCACGCAATCACCCATCTCGGCGTCGGACTTCCACCACGAAAGTTCTACAGCTACCTTCTCGCGCAGCGTCATGGCGTCTCCTCCTTCA